ATGCTTTTGTCATTTGACACCTTCACCAAAGAACGATTATACCTGAAGAACGTCACGCCGAAGACTGTTCGGTGGTACTGGGAAAGCTGGCGGGCGTTTCAGAAGCATCTGCCGGCAGGCCGAACTCTTGAAACCCTCACCCAAGACGACCTTAACACCGCTGTCGTTGGCCTTCGCCAAGCAGGTGTTTCCCCAACCAGCGTCAACACTTACGCCCGCGCAATCAATGCTTGGTTGAAATGGGCCGGCAGCAAGTTAAAGGTACCCAAGCAACAAAAGATCCAAAAAACGTTGCCAACATTCTCGCCAACACAGGTGGCACGCCTTGTTGCGTGGCCCGCGAGGTCTAAAAGCCAACAGCGAATCAAAGTCCTGTATTGCCTAATCCTCGACACCGGTCTACGGGCAAGCGAGGCGCTTGGCTTGCACACCGATGACGTAGACTTTGACAATCTGCTAATCAAAGTTATGGGCAAGGGCCAAAAAGAACGCCTTGTTCCAATGAGTATGGAGCTTCGAAAGATCCTATGGCGGTGGTTGCAAAAGCAGCAAGGCCAATACGTCTTTGCAACCCGGACAGGCACCCATCTTTCGCTGCGCAACGCAGAGCGGGATTTTGCGAAGGTGTGCAAAATCCTTGGCATCACAAACGTTCGACGGCTGCTACACGCCCTTCGTCATACCTTTGCTCTAAACTACATTCGCAACGGTGGTAACGCCTTCATGCTGCAACGCATCCTTGGGCATACGACCCTTGAGATGACGCGGAGATATGTAAACCTCCAAACCGCTGATCTGCAATCCCGGCATAACCAATTGTCGGCGCTGGCACGGGGTTAAGCCAAGCGTAATCGCCATAGAGTTTCACCGCCGCAGCGTTATATGCTAACGCTGCTTCTTCAACAGTTGGGTAGCAGCCAAGGTAATACCACTTGTAATCCTTTGATATCGACGCGTGCCACTTGCCGTGTAGAAATCGAACACCTTTGTACTTGCCTCTAAGAGGCCGGCGGTTGATACAGTTCTGAGACGCAGTAGCAAATCGAAGATTAGCTCGTTGGTTGTTTAGGCCATTTCCGTCTATATGGTCTACACGTGTCCCCTTTGAGGCATCAATGATTTCTCTATGCATAGAGATCATTAAGTCTTTTGTGTAACGCCGGGCGTATCGAGTGTTCGAACAAGCATACGTGCTCCAGCGAAATCCACACAGCGCCTCGTAATCTTCATCATCAAGTAAAATTTCGTAGCCTTCAGCAGATAGTAATGTTTGCATTTGAAGTAACACTGTGTTATCCTGCCCTGCATGCTCGCCTTAGCGACGACAGATTACGTGTCAACACACAAAGGCACGTTGCCGGTTGTGCTGGCTGCGGGGCATGGGGGACGAGCAGTACCCGCAGGAGTTGCTGAGCGGTTTGGCGTGTGGCCGGGCTTTGTTACAAAGCGGGACGAGTGGACAGCAGAGATAGCAATGGGTGTGGCAGAAGGTCTGCTAGCGTTGTTAGGCGAAGCGCCTTCAGTTGTCGTAGCCAGATTTGGCAGAAAATACATTGATGCAAATCGGGTGCCGCAACTTGCTTACGAAGCTCCACGAATGCGTGCGTGGCAAATATACAGGGCCTACCATTCAGCAATTCGCAAAGTATGCAAGACAGCAAAGACAGGCTTACTGCTCGACATCCACGGCACAAGCATTAATACCGCGGATTTGTATATCGGTACAATCTACGGGCAGTCAGTAGGCAGCCAATGGATTGAGACTTCGCTTGCAAAGCTGCTTGCCAACGTTGGCTATCGGGTCGTATTCGACCACCCTAGGCTGACTGGCGGGCTGACTGTCGCCTGGCACGGCGCCTGGGCCGGAGGGCTTGACGCTATACAACTCGAAATCGCCAAGCCCCTCCGGACAACGCAGGTTGCAAGAACAACGTTAATTAAGCGTCTCGTCTCCGTTCTTGCGGTTGTTGTCAACGATTACAAATAGCCGTGTAGCTTGTAACAACTCCTCATCGGCTGTTGGCTCGTAGTATGTAGGTTCTATTCCTCAAACGGGTACTGGGTCCTGTGGAGTGGCTCCGGCAGGTTTCTCAAATCTGTGGAACCGTCCATCGTGACCGGTTTTGCCGCAAATCCTACAAGGCTTGTTTGGGTCAACCCCGCCTCGACGGCGCGTTGCCTGTGGTGCCTGTGGGACAAGCGGCTGCGCAACAGGTCTGACTTCGTATCCAAGTCTCTCAAGCTTCGTGTCAAGCTCGTCGCGTTGCGCAAGCAAACGTTGGATTGCCTCGTCGCGTTGCCTGTCAACTTCATCAAGAAGCTCAAAGATGTTCATGTTTGGAGTTGCAGCAGAGGGAGCAGGCATTGGCTGTGCCTGCCCTCCCCCGACTGGCTCCTCTTTCAGTTGCGATTGTCTACGTTTCATAGCGACATGATTGCAAGATAACATCGCAACTGGTAAAGCGGCTCTGCCTACGCGGCAGAGGATAAAGGTAACAAGAGTTGCTCCATAGACCGCGGAGCAAAGTATGAAGAAAGAAAAGTTGGTATGTCTTGCCAGCTACGGACGATTGGCACGTTGCCAAGTAGGTCTGTATAGCCAGCCCACTCACGGGACTCGTACCACACTCCACGACAACCTGCCATTTGTACAACCAGGGGGTCATCGTCAATGTGCAATTCACAACCGAGCATGGCTGACAGCTCGGCCTTGAGCCGCCGAGGTTGCCGAACAACTACACCAGCAAGTTGCTTGAGATACGCACCATGCCTGGCAAGCCATTCACGAGTCACGTCTAGCGCTCCAGGAAAACTGCGTCCTGAAACAACATAGACATTGTAGTCTGCCGTAAGAGCGTTCAACCCGTCGATTGCGCCGACGATGGGAGTCAGCCTATCATACACTTCTGGATAACGGTCCCACGCAGGAATGTAGGTACCGTCCGCCAACACGCCATCACAATCCACACTGATTGTGTGCCTAGCCACTAGCCAACTCCACTCCAGCAGCTTGCAGCATACGGGCAGTCGTGTCGGTAGCTGGCGCTTGTTGGTTTGTTGCCGTCCGCCGTTCCTCGACCAGCGCTCGTAGCAGGTACAGATAATTTAGCGCGTCTGTGATTCGGCCTTCGATTGGTTCGGACTCCAGGCGCTCCCGCCCGCAAAATGCTGCAATCGCAAACACATGCTTGAGCCAGTAAATTGCCCAAACAAGCTCGGGCGCCGCGCCGACCATTGACCCGACCACCTTAAAGTTATAAAGCCTATCATTGCCATCTGTGTAGTCGATGCCTTTGGCGGTAAGCATTTCCCGGCATGCTGCAATTTGCTGGTCAACCAGATCATCGAACATCTCGTTTGTCAATAAGCATCCTCCTCTAAATCGACACATTCTGTTGCCGGCTGTAATTGATGACTTCGTGGTACAGCGTCTCAAGGTCAATTACGTCCTTCCGATTGTGGTCGAGCACGTAGGCCAGGGATTTCTCGTCTCCCCGCGCCGCCGCTCGCCAGAACTTGCTCTCGATTCGGGTTTTGTTTGTCTTGTCGAGGATTACTCGACACGCGTTCTCAAGCCGGTTGCTGCTCAGCTTGAACTTGTTTTTGATAACGAAATACAGGTCTTTGTGGACTAGCGAGCCGTAGTGGGGAAATGGCACATTGCACATCAAAGCGCGAGTCCTAATGAACGGCAAGTCAAATCGGCAACCATAATATGTCACAATCTTATCGAAATTGTTAAGATCCATGACTAATTGGCGTACGATTCGCTTGTCCTCGTCACCTGCCGTGCTACAGTCAAGGTCCTCTTTTGAGATTACATCCTCGAATATCCTGTCCTCGTTCTCGACTTTAATGCAATAGGAAAGAATTATGCCAAAATCTGCATCGAGATTCGAGGCTTCGATGTCGAGAAAGCCGATGCGTTCAGAATGCTCAGGTTTGTAGCAGCTATAGTGGCTAAGATACGTATGGTTATGTTCAGGACAACGGTGCGTTGCCAGCCACACAAGTTCCTTCTTCGTTAAACGGTGAAGGGGTGGATTCAGATTGTAGTACCTCCTTTAGGTTTGTTTTTTCGGCCGCCCAACAGGCCGCTTAAGCCGTGCTTCGCTCGCCATCATCGGCGCGATGGTCGAGTCGATACCGTCTGCTACGCAGCCGATGACCTGTGCGGCGAAGACATAATCGCGTTCTTCCAAGTACCCTCGCCCACAAGACAACGCACACAACATTGCAATACGGTGCACGTGGTCCCGTGATCGGTTTGCGTACGGCTCAACCAGCTTCGAAAAATAATCAAACCGATTTGCGTACCAATTGCGGTAGAAGTTGAGGGCACCTTCGTCGGGCGTCATTTCGGACGGACGCCCACAGCGAAAACGTTCAACAAGGTTAGCGACAAAGGCCGTAAATCGTGCCTTTGCCTCAAGCGCCTTTCGAGTTGTTTCTTTGTCGTTGTCATAAGCAACCCATGCGACGTGCCGTGCAGGCCGGTCTTCGCAAATGATGACGAAGCGTGGCAGGAATCCTCCCTTGAGGGCTCCTTCTGGCATGGCTTTGTACAGCCAGTCTTCCGTCGAGCCGGCTTGCATGGTGACTGTCGGCTCGTAGATGTAACGTTGTCTGTCGGTCTTCGTCGACACGTCGATTCGATTGCCAGTTGAGAGCAGGTCTGTCAGTTCTTGGACCATCGACTTTTGATAGTCTTTGCCCCCAAGAAACGCCGTGAGTTCTTTGGCTGGGATGAATGCCGCAGCAGGCGGGGCCATATCCGCCATGTCCGCCTTCACTCCGTCCATCGTCTTGCCGCCGAGGATTGGGCACGTGCCAACTGCGCTGACAACCTCCTCGGCCGCTGTGATTGCGGTGTCCTTGCCGATGCCAGACGGTCCGACAAGCAACACAGACATGTTTGGGTACACTCGCCAGTTGACTTGGTTTACATACACATACCGTTTCAAGCACGCGCCAATTGCCGACAAGCCGCACAACACCTGATAGCTAATCGGCAGCTCAGTTATGCTTAGCGCTTCGACCCAATCGCGAAGCACGGATATTTTTGGAATGATTGATCGCTTCATGATAAGTAGGGCAGCAAGCATCGCAAAAGAGCCGCTTGAGATGCGATACCCAATGGCCACGGTGCAGCGGCACAAGACATTTTGAGCAACTGCTATCCGCAACCAAGGCCACGCATCTCAAGACAGGTCCGCTTGCCTTTCTACTCGACGTAATCGTATGTGTCGTCGCCGCTTTCCGAGCTTTCGTCATACAAAATTATTAATGCGTTATCAATCGCATCGGAAAGACTGGGCGAGCACAGGGCATCAATTTCGATGCCGTCAATGACAACCGGCACTGTATACGGCGTGCTGCATGTGTCGAAGCAATCAAGCAGGGCTTCAAGTGCGTCGTTGAGTTTTTTCGTGTGATGGTACCTCCAAGGGCAAGAATGTCTTGGCTACGCGGCAAGCAAGCCTTGCTGGTCATCTAGCCTAAGCAGCTTGCACGCACCCCAAGAGTCGGTTGAATACTTAATCTCCACACCAAGAGCAAAGCCGTCAAGCTCGTCCCAAGGCTGGGTCATGATGGCCCGTAGACCGCGGGCAACGTCAAAGCGTCCTTCGTGCGGTCCCATTGCGACAAGCTCGTCATGAACTTGAATAGCGAGCCGCCAAGGTGCCGGTAGCGCATAGGTTGCTTTGAGACCAAGCTCCGCGATCTCGTTAGCAAAGCGCTCCGGATACAACGCAATCATCATGCGCAACACAACATCTGCAAGCGTGCTGGCCGGCAGGAAGGCAAGAGACTTTGTTGCGTAGTCTCTCGAATTATGAGAGTACATACCTTCAACCATTAAAGTTTCGGTTGAGGTACCAATAGCGATTACTTCATTTTTGCCAACATGTCTAATGCTGGTTACTGTTGCTACCTCCCCATAACTTAAGTAGTCGAACGCAGGCTTGTTTTCCCATAGCTGGGGGGCTTTTTGTAAAAAGCGTTCTGGACGCAGGCGCCCAATTATTTCTAATGCTGATCGGGGAGAGTTTGCATATAAACGAACCCCACGCACCTCTCTCGTTCCAACATGGCGTGGTTCTGTAGTTCGTAATCCTAACTCATTAGCTATATTGATAGCTTTATCCAAAATAATACCGGGATTCTGACTAAACGCAACGATCCCTCGTTTCCAACGGGAATCCAAATGACCTTCACCATCTAGAATTCCAGCTAACCATACGGCATCTCGTGATGGTTCTGTTCTCCAAGGAGGAGCAAAATATATGATCTTGTCGCCCGGCCTCAGGTACTCTGTACTGATCCACCGATGCAAGAATTTGCCTCCACGTCCGCCTTTTACTTGTAATCGTGTAGCCCATCCGTGTCTTGCAGTAGCCCGTACAACACCTTTATCAGTTTCAAGTTCATATATATCCGTTTCGAACGGATTAACACACGTTACTATAGAGCGACGAAGCTTTGGATGGTCAAGATGCTCGTCAAATCCAATTAGTTCATCACCAATTTTAAGGTCGCCCATGGGTGTCCAAGTTAAGTCTGCTTTTAAAGCACGGGTCTCAGGAGGATTACATTGGAACCACCGACGCCTGCCAAATGGGTTGCAGAGATACCCTTGCCTTCGTACAAGCTCTACGACTTCGTCTTGCCACTGCGCGGTACGGGTGTTGCGTTTTGCCCAAATTTCAAACATTTCCCGTATATCGGCAACAGTGTAGTTGTAGCCTTCTTCGGCAAGGTACATGCGGGCAGTCTCGACGCCTAGGCCGTAGTTCTTGCCATGGTTGACAACCTTGCCCGGCGCTCGAAGGTGCTCTTCTACCCCGCCTTTCGACACAAGCTCAATTGGCTTGTTGAAGAACAAATGCGCCATGTCAGAGTGCTCATCGTAGCCGGGGGTACGCAGCCGCTCAAGTCGTTCGTGGTCTTGGGCAAGCCACGCGGTGAGCATGTTTTCGCCTTGCACGATATCGGCGCTAAGGATGCCCCATCCTGGGTGGTCTGGCACAAAGATTTTACGAATGACCTTGGGCTGGTTTTGGATGTTGGGATCTATGCCCCGACGCTTGCCGCTGCTTGACAGCCGGCCTTCTGACGTGCCGTGCACAAGCAGGTTGAAGTACACCCGCGAGGTTTCAAGCAGTCCCGGCTTTGCGAACGAGTTGCGCTGCGTAACAAGCTTCTTGAGCGTATCGACAAGCGTGAATTCGGTATGGTGACGGCCCCAGGATTTGCGGGCGCTCTTGTCTGCTGTGACACGCTTGGTTTTGTGGTTCAGTTTGTCTTCGCAGCCAATAGCTCGTGCGTAGGCAAGCACTTGTTGGGAGGAGTTCCAAGGCACAACGCGTTCGAAAGCTTGGATCTTAATACGCTTAAGCTTGGCCAGCTTTCCGGAGTGCAGCCATTCATTGCAAACAGGGCAATGTTCGTAGCCAGGTGTAGTGAAGGTTACCTCAACTGGGGCATGCAGCGTGCCCAGCTTTCTTTTGCCTTTGCACTTGCGGGTCTTGGGTTTGTACGTATCCGGCGGGGCTTCGACTTGCTTGATAACAGGCTCGTCATAAGGCGCAAGACCGTCCGGCAGCTTGACCTCCAGCTCCGCAATCTGCTTTTCCAAATCGACCCGGATGTCTTTGACTCGTGAGTTGTCGATGCGCAGTCCGATATCCGTGATGTCCCGGCAGATATAGGCAACTGGAACGCTAACCAATCGATATACTCGTTCCATGTCATACTTTCGTAAGGTTGCCTGTAACGGGCCAGCACACTGAAAGCTGCCCTCAGTATCGCGGGCGTTGTAGAGACGATACGCTTCGTCTGCGGAAGCACAGCCTCCGTAGCCACCAAACTCTCGCGGCAACGCATCCGACCGATCCCAGGTACGCCATTGGGCACCGGCGGGCAACACATTCCCTTCGGCGTCCTCGGTCTCCTCGCCTTTGCCTTTCCAGAAAACCTTGCTGCTGAAGACGCTGGCAACGAAGCCCAAGTCATGCTTCATGTCCGGCTGTACAAGATGCTGAATGAGCATCGTGTCAACTAGCTCAGCATTGACACGCCAGCCAAGGCGTTCGAAGTGCCTGGTGTCCGCCCCTACGATGTTATGGCCGATAAGGATCTTGGCATTTTCGAAGATACGCCGTAATTCGTCAACAAACGGTGGCTCCCACGGTACGACAATCGCATGGTGGTAGCGATCGCACAGGCCACATAACGTGATCTGGCCCCACGCATCCCACTCAAAGTCAAACGCAAAAGTTGTGGCATTGAATGCCCGCACGTCCGCAAGTGAGGGGTAGAGATTGTAATACTCAGGTGGGATGGTTGGTTGCCGCCGCAGGTCGCCAACCGCCACGCTGAACAGTCCCGCGTTGCGCATGAGGTAGGCAGGGTGCAAGGTCGGCACAACCTGTGGGCCGTCTGCCGTACGATGTTTCAACGGCAGCGGCGACCCGCGCCAGATAAGAATGCCCTTGCGAGACGTGAGCGCTTCAAGCGCTTTGTCGCCCAACGCGACAATACGGCTCCACTTACGGCCATCGACAGCGGGCATCAAATGGCATACCCGGCAATGCTCAACCGCCGCAAAGCCGTCTGCGCGAGTGCTGGTCTTGCTGGGCAGCTCCGCCAACGCAGCCTCGTAGGCTGCGTAGTCTTTGCGCCTGCGCAGCTTTTCGGCTTCTTCGGTCCAAAAGGCTTGCACAGCCTCGGGCCAGTTTGGCTCGGTAGGAAAAACATTGGACGGTGGCCGACACCCAAGACAGTTTACAATGCTGATACTGCCCCGATTGATCTTCGCGGCCCGCAGCATGCTGTTGAGCCAAGTACCGGCACCGCCGACAAATGGCTTGCTGGCTAACGCTTCTTCCTCGCCTGCGGCTTCGCCTACGAATAGCTGGGTGCCGTAACCTTGTGCAAGGGGCACATAACCACAAGTTACGCCAGCTATCGGGCAATCTCCACAAAACTTCGGGCGCTGGCAATTACTCATTCGCTAGCAAGGGCCTCTGGCACTGCCTCCCACGGCTGCCGGTCGTAGCACAATACTGCATTCAGAAAACACGACTCATCACCAATGTCAACGCGGTTCTGGCCATGCTTGCCACATGCCGCACATACCCACACCTGGCCAGGCGGAGCGTTGTACTTTGTCTTCCAGGTTTTGTCTCTCATTTGTCATCCTTGACCTTGTTGCTGCTGCTTGTTGCGCCATAAACCACAACTCCGCACAACACAAGCACTGCGATACCTGCGATTACTGGTAGGAAATCCAAATTCGGGGTCCCTCTGCCATGTCGAAAAGACGGGCAGCCAAGTTGCCCTGGCTGCCCAATAGTGCGGATATCAACTAACGTGCCCCAGCACTCGTTACTCAATCACAGGCGCGGCCGACCACCAATCAACATCGTTATCGATGGTATTGGGGTCCCTGCGATCCGGGCGCTCGATTGCCTTAAGACGCAAGGTCGGCTGCTGCTCGCTCAAGGTTGCAAGCCATGCGTCAAGCGGCGTGCCCGGCTCCTGCGCAATACCCGTCGCGTCCATCACGCGCCGAAGTTTCTTCAGTGCCGATGGCCCGCTAAACAACGTCGGGAAGATTCGCCGACCAGCAAATTCCGGATGGTCCGTAACCGCAAGATTGAACTTCACAAAGCTGTCAGGCGTGCCAGCAGGCACCCCCTTCTGGTTGCCTTCCTTGTACGCGAAGTGCCGCAGCTCTGCCTTGAGAATCTTGAATGTGTAAAACTCACCGCCGGGAATCGGCCTAAAAGTCGGGTCGATCTCATTGAGATCAACATACTCAAAGCCAACCGACGATTCACTAGTAGCAGTGTTCAATTATTGCCTCCAAAGAATTCGTGGCAAGTGGTCGTCACAAGCAACAGCCGGCCACGGGCGCCTGCTGCCTGTCGTCGCTATGAAAGAAGATCGTCATCGTGGTCTTGCCAAGCGATAAGCAGCCAACCACAGACGATGCAAAATGCAATTGCTAAAGCTAGGGTCATGATGTGTACCCTTCTTATGCTGCAATAGGTGCAGCAGTCGTGAATCTTGGGACCCAGTACTTTTCCCAAATGACACTCATGTCAAGCGGCCCCTCTGCCGGAAAGCAATGCGTGCGGTCGCCAAGCACCATCACACCGTCGCCTTCGGTGACTAGCACGCGGTCGTTGACCCGGCATGGCTTGTTGTCCTCGCCTCGCACAACTCGTGTTTTGACCTTGATGGTGCCGACGGTCTGGAACATCGCGGTTGCGGTGTCCGCCATCGCACCGGGCAGGTCGGGGTGAATCTTGATAATGTTGCCATTGTCGTCTGTGCGTTCCTTCAGCAACGCGGTGACGATGAGATGCTTGCATAGCTTTGGATCGGGATTACATGTCAACGCAATCAGGCTGTTGAGCAGCTTTCGCATCTCCTCGCCCATGGTTTGATAGTCATCACGAGCGGGCACACCAGCCTCGCGTCGTGGATCACGCATTTTCGACGGAAACTTAAGCGCATAAGGTTTAATAAAACGATTTACAACCTCGGTGGAAGAGTCAAGCACCACACCACCGTAGTTTTGGTCGCCTACAAGACTTGTGATGATTGCTCGCAGTTCGTTGAGGCTTTGGGGTATCACGACATCCACGCCAAACTCCTGAATGGACATCGTGCCCCCACCTTTGCCGGCCTCGCAAGCAACAAACAATGCAGGCTTGCCCAGTGTGTCCTTGCACAGTTTGTCGAGTGTTGCGCCAAAGGTCGTCTTGCCATACTTGCCAAGCGCGTAGACCAGCATACATATCCGCGTGTCGGGCGTGATGAGGCGGGATGTGTTGTGGATCGGTACCCCGCCAATTGACGTAACAGCCATAACTAGCACTCCTTGTTTGCTAACGATTCAAATGCCAAGATTGTCTGCGAGCGTAAAGTTCATAAGGCGTTGGATGGCCAGCGGCCTTACATTCTGCTACACAAAACTCCTCAGCGCACTTGTAGCCGCGTTGGTAAGAATCCCAACACCTCTTATGCCAAGGCGGGTTACCGCTTCGAGACTGCCAGAAGAACAACCGATTGCTACAGCCACCACATCTAGGCATAGCGTGCCGAACGCTCTAGCTCAAAAGCAGCCTGACACTCGTCACAGCGGGTTTTATACCAGCCAGTACTACGCAAAATGCCAGGTGCTCCGCAGGTCTCACAAACTTGAAAAGACTCCGCTTCGGCTTGGTTGATTCGGTCGAAAATCGCGTTTGAACCTCGTCCGACGTAGAAGCGCAAGCCGCCGAATTTTTCTTTGACTTGGGCGACTGTGCCATCCCAGCCAAGAGCTAGCAAATCGTCAACAAGCTTTGCAATAATGGCATGCCAGCCTTTGCCTACCTGTGCTTGCAGGTCTTCAAGCGTTGTAGAGTTACCTGTGTATAGCCATTGCATGATGAGTTGTCCTGTGTGGGGCCAGGTGCCACTACGCAACCCCTGGCCCCGTGGCGGGCGCGGCTTGTAGGCCAATAGACCCAGTTGCCACTCGCCCCCGAAGGTCTGGATGGGAGGATTCGAACCTCCGACCTCTCGCTCCCAAAGCGAGAGCACTACCGGGCTGTGCTACATCCAGTAAAGGGTGACTATTAACTTGTATTTTTGGGGATGTCTACAAGTATATCAAATCAAAGGCTTTAACACAAGCCAAGTAGGTGGTTTGTGTACAGTAACCATGTGCTACCACGCCCTGCTACGCAACCTCCAACCCCACATACCGCGTTGCATCCCGATGCTCCATTGAGGCATCTTCGGTTGTTGGCAGGTCGTAGGTGTGGTTTCGAAAATATGCACACGGGCCGTACTGCGGGTGGACGCATGCCTCGCGGTTGGGTGGGCGGCGGTACATGCTCAGTCCTTGTGCCGCAAGATGGGCCATTTGCCATGCAACAGAAGTTATTTCGCCTAATGCTCGGCTGAGCCGTTCCTGCGAACGTATGACGCCTAGCCGGTAGAAAGCCGGCATTGGTTCTGCCTTTGGCTCGTAAGGCTTGAGAGTTTGTCGGTTGCCACACAAGGGGCACGCATGTTGCCCGTCACCTGTCGGCAGCCATGAAGCAAGCTCGACAGTCTCCTGACAGCCTTTGCATTTACGCTTCGGTACATAGGTGCGGGGCTTTTCGAGAACCTGGACAATCATGCCTGCTGGTGGTTCACCAAGTTTTGCCTGAAGCGCAAGCATCTGGAAGTCCGCTTGCATGTTTGACTCCCATGCCATTGCGTAGTTGGCCCGGCTGATAGCTGCGGACTTGGTTTTATATTCGTGTATCCACCAGCCAGGAGCAAGGCTTAACGCCTCCCCCTCGATACCGGTCTCAACTGCCGTTTGCTCCGGTACGTAGAAATACTTGTCAACCTTTGCAAGGCCAGTAAGGGGCGCCCTACCAAGCAGCGGAAACTTCAACGGCTCTTCGCAAAACACCATTTCCCATTGCTCAGCCGGGTAGCGGCGAGCGTATTCGATAACCATACCGGCTGCGAGTGCCAGTGTGTCAGGGGTTGGGTTGATCTCATCAACGGTTGCCTGTGACACGTTGGGTAGCTGATTGCGAGTCCAATTCTCCAGCCCTGCGTGTACCAAGCTACCGATTGCCATGTTGTCATCTCTAGGTCGATCCTTTCGTCGTGGCGCAAGCTCATTGACGTAGGTCTCGTACCACAGCCACGGGCATCGAACAAATTTGAGGTACTGTGAATAGTCAATAAATGAAGGTTGTGTCATTAGTGCTCCATTACACACGCCGCGATAATTGATACGGCCACGGCGAAGGCACCACATGCACCTGCCAGCGGGTTAGCGCAAGTCAACCATGTCAGCCCTACCACAATTGCGACTCCTGCGGTAATGACTGCTATTGCAGCAAGCGCACCTAGCGCTACCCTTACCCACGCCTCGGTGAAGTTCTTTATCCATCTATGCATGGTGTTTCCTGTTCCACATAACCTGTTGCCTCGTCTGGCAACCGCCCGCCATGCCAAGCTAGTGCCCGTCGTTCCCACGACGGGTATTCATACACTTCCCGGCTCTCGGGCAGCACAAAGACCGCTTCGCCTTGGCGCACATGGCTGTCCAGCCATGCAAGCTGCCTGCCGATCAGCTCACCCGCCGGCAAGTCAGTTTGCCATACAAAGGACTTTTCCGCACAAAGGTCAGACGCGGGCCGAGCAACTAGTGCCTCGGCCGCCGCTGCATCATCTTGTAATGCTGGCCGGCCGGGCACCGGCGCCCGCCGCCTTGCCAGCTCGACCGCTTTGCAATTCGGGCACACAAGCGTCCATGCGCCGCTGCCTACATGGGCCAGCACATGCAGGTAGTGCTTTTCCCGCCGCTGGCCTGTGTGGCTTTGCCAGTCATTGCCCTCGACCCGCATGACCTGCAACGCACCAGGCCACTCCGACCAGCCACACTTGGCGCACTTGTTGCCCAGCGCTGCGAGTACTCGGTGGCGAAGCTCAGTTGCTGACACGTTAGGTGTCGCTCCTCATTCGCAAGGCATGTTGTGGTCCGAAAGATGAGTACAAATTGTGGACAAGGACAGGCAAGGCGCTGGCTGTTGCATTTTGCAACACGCGTCCCGCTGCCAATTAAATAATTTCCTTCTATATATCTTCTTGATATATAAGAAGATATACAAGATAGAAAAATAAATAATTATTTCATGTCGGGTGTACAGTAATGCAGCGAGTGTACAGTAAGGGTGCCTGTACAGTAATGCATTGGAAGCATAGAGAATAATTATTTATTTTCTGAGGGGAGGCCGGCACAATAGCAAGGCCCAGTATCCTCGCCAAGCGGCCACCCACACCAGGGGCACTTTGGCTTCGCGGCGCACCGCCAACAAACCCCAATTTCTCGCTCGTCGTCGAAGTCAAGGGTGCCGGCGCAGAAATCACAGTAGACGTACATGACTAGCTCCCAACTTGGCAGGGCACCCAGGATTCGAACCAGGATCGCCGACTTTGGAGACCGGCATTCTGCCAATTAAAATAGTGCCCCGTGTGGTGGGGTAGGCGGGATTCGAACCCACGAATCTCCGGGTTGAAGGCCCGGCGGCTTGAGCCAGCTTGCCCACTACCCCACAGCCAAGGACAGGATTCGAACCTGCATCTTGGGCATTACAAATGCCCGGCTTTGCGTTAAGCTACCTTGGCATGACGACAACCCCCGGTACGAGAGTTGTCCAACTTGGCGAAGAGGAGTCGGCCCCCGCCGAAGGCACACATCCGTCCACCCAAAGACAAGCTAGCCACCCCAACCCTGCCGGCAATACGTTTGGGATACACACTCAGCTTGCCTCGCTCCTCTTCAAATTTGATGGGACCAGCAAGACTCACACCTGCTACATTGGGGGCCTCGCCGCTACGTATCGACGTGTCCCGCACGATTGCTCGTAAGCTCGATTCTTCGCTTTTGGTCCCGAACTGACGCAGGGTACGGATTTCCGCCGTTGGACTTTCGCAAGCAAGAACTGCTCCCGCCAGCAGCGCCCTTTGGATAGCGTGGTCCGCCACGCCCTCCAACACGTTTACCGACAGTTTGCTTTGCGAGTTCGCCTGTCACGATCCTGCACAAAACTTGTTGCCCTACATAACCCGGTCGCCTTTGATCTTGATCTCAAACTCTTCCGCAAGCCGTGGCTCGTAAGCATCAGCGCATTCCAGGTTGGTGCAAATCATGATGCTGTTCTCCGTCCACTCAAGCGAGCAATCATGCGCCCCGTTGAGCATCGTCTCCCACGCCTCAGGCTCGTCGGTTGGCTGTACAAGCCGCGCCCATGCTTCGACCACCACTTCAAGATGATCGGCAGATTTGCATGTTGGGCATTGCCACATAAGAACCTCGTGTGCTTACCACCGATTGTAGCCATGTAGCTTTCGATGCCATCCTAGACTACAAACACAGCATCTGTATTCCCATTCTTGATCGGCTTCCGCCTTGCGTCATGCGTACCAAGAATGCACAAAGTAACACCAACAGCCGACAACGCCTCGTACCGTGTCAGCTAGCATTTCCCAAATCCAGCAATATCTCATTGTCGTGCTTCACCTGTCCCTTACACTGCTGTGCCAAGCGCCACAGGCTCTCCTGGGCACGGTCGCCCACGAGCCGCCGCCTCCTTGGCAAACACCAGCTCCTGGGCTTCTGCGTCAAAATCAATCACTACCCGCTCGCCTGCCTCGACTTGCGCGGTCGCAATCAAATTGGCAATCGACTGGATGATGCTTTTCTCGACTGCCCTGCGAAGCTGGCGGGCGCCATACTTCATGTCTGTGCCATTGGCTAGGATATGCTCTTTCGCAGCAGGGCTGACAATCAGGCTGATTGCCTTTGTTTGCACGATACGCTCGTAGGCAAGACGCAGCTCGATTTCCAAGATTTGTTCAAGTTCAGGTTTGCCGAGCGGCTTAAAGACAATTATCTTGTCCAACCGATTGATGAATTCCGGCGTAAACTTGCGCCGCGCTGCCTCAACGCCGGCCTGCGAGATCTTCGAAGCCAGCTTATCGTCCATCGGCGTCGAGGCGCCTGTTGACGGCTGGGCAAGAAATCCCAGCCTTGGACTCAACAAGTTCGCCATCTCCCGCGCGCCGAGGTTCGAAGTCATGAAGATCATCGCTCGTCCAAAGTCAACTCGTTGGCCGTCGCCGAGCGTTAGCGTGGCCTTGTCCAGGATCCCCAGCAGCAGGTTCCACAGCGAATCGCTTGCCTTCTCGATCTCGTCGAAAAGCAGTATCGACAGCTTTAGTTTGTCGGTATAAAATTCCGATAAACGTTGTTGGCTGAGCATTGGCTTGGTTTCCCTGTGGCCAAGGTACCCTGGCGGACTGCCAATTATCTTCGATATTTCATGGCTGTGCTGAAACTCCGCGCAGTCAATCTTTATCACCGCTCGTGTGGTGTGAAACAACGCGTCAGCGAGCACCTCGACGATCCGGGTCTTGCCCGAGCCGGTCGGGCCGAGAAACAGGAAGTTGCCGACCGGCTTGCCCGGTTGCCCGATCCCTGCCAAGAATGTCTGGTACACATCCACTATCCCGCCAATCGCGTCGTCTTGGCCAATGATGAAGCTGTGCAGATAACTCGTCAGCTCCGATGCCGCAGTGCCTACCTTCGACGTGTCTAGGTCAATCAATGGCGGAGAAGTTTTTGCCACAAGTGTCTCCAAAGGAACAAGCACAGCAAGCCAAGAGGGGCAGCACTGACAACATGAGCTAGCTCACAACCCGCGCACATAGTCTATCCTCGATAACTCCACGTGGTGATAACAATATAGCAACCGTGCTTTGGGCACCACGCTTTGAATTCTGCGTTGGTGTCAAATGTGCCTCCATTAGCTTCCCACCACCCTGTACCAAATACAAAGATTGGCACGTCATTACAGGTTGGACACATTAATGTATCTCCATCCCTTATGCAATCTGCATCGATTTCTACTTTGTTCGGCGAACAGATTTGTGCATATAGGCCATCACAACACGGTGTTACACCAGGTATGATTATGGACGGTTGCCGCTGCGTGTTGTTTGGCATAAGCGTACAGTGATGTTGATGATTCATGTCATCTGCCCTCTCGCCTCTTTCGCAATCGCACCGACATAAGCGTTCAACGTGTAATCGCTCAGCAACGCAGGTGCTTTGTTTGCCTCAAGCACCACCGCCCTGCCATTCTGTGTCCACAACACGTCAATTGCAGCGAAGTCGTAACCACAGGCCGTGCACGCCATTCGTGCAGCTTCGCGTACCGCATCCGGCATCTCGAAGCCCCTGAACTGTAAATACCACCCGTTGCTACGGCTGCGTACAGGAAGCGTCCTCGTCGGTTGCTCGACCTGCACTTTCATGCCCCTGGCAATTGACCTGCCTTTGAAGATATGCACCCGGTATTCATGTGCTACGTTGGCTACCGCTTCAACCCACCATTCACGGCCCAGCCATCTACGGCCAAACCGATTCGGCGGCCGATATGCCGGTCCACAAATATCTGATCCGTGGGTGTGAAACAAGCGCCGGCCCCATACTTGCCGCCCGTCGCGCACCCACTCTTGGGCTTGCTCCACGCTTGTTGTGTATGCTGGTACATTCAGGCCAGCATTGCGAAACGCCGCTAGCTGCTCAAGCGCATTGAGGCGCCGGGTGGCATTCAACGCACCTGGCACGCCTGATGTTCCCCAACACACAACAAGCGTGCCATCGATGTTTGTTGTTGCGTCTTGCAACCGCCGTGTGCTGGGCCAATTAGGGCCGATTATTTTAATCATTCTGCGCAGTACCTTCAATATGCACATCAGTGTATCGGTTTATATGTCTGGCTAGCCAAGCCCGACCAACATCTCTAGCCGTTGCTCTTGGCGCGATTGTCATCTCGTTGATATTCGCTGTGGCTACTGGTTGTTCAAGACCCCTTTCAAGAGCGCCAAGAGTAAGCCCATATTCAACAGCGCGCGGAGCAGTTGTTTGACCAGATTGCTCGACCGTGATGGCTTTGCCGGCCAGCATCTCCACCAGCTCCTCCCGCAACGTAGTCTCATCAACAAACTGCTTGCCGGCATGCTTGGTGCCCGCAACAGTTGCGGCAACAATTGCAGCCAGGTCACCGTCTTGTAATGTAAAACCCTCCCGCACAAACCGCATTACACGCTTCAACGTCTTTCGTGGCCTGATCCTCTCCGGGCCAAGCAGCCGTAGCGTACGGTTGCGCAGATCCTCTTGAAATTGCTCGTGACAGTCACCACGCCAGCAGTCACGCGCTGCCGAGTAACCTACCCTCGCACAGCATATTGTGAAGTCGAAGGTTGTCTCTACGTGATCCTGCGAGGCGTAGATAATCTGAATTGGCAAGATACCGTAAAGCCGCCATTCCGCAAAGGTTGGTGGCTTCCAAATACTGGCAGGGATATCCCTCAATATGCCAAGCTGCACGTTGTAGCCTATCTGCGCTGTTGTGAATATGTCTATGTCACTCGGTTGAGCGCCGCGCAATGTGTCCCGAACAAATCCGCCAGCTACGATTGCGTTAGCATGATTGTCTTGCAACAACCGCACTGCCGACGCAGGCAACGCCGCAACAACCTTCGCTACTGCTTCTTGTTCAAGTTCAATCATTGGCTATCCCTACAGCATGTGCAAACGTGTAACACTCCACACCATCCTCAAAGCACTTCGCTTTGTCCCGATACACAAGTACCTTGGCCTTCACGCCGCATTGTTTCGCGGCGGCCTTAATGTCGAGCGGTGTAAGACGGGGGCGCTCATATTCCCGGCCCCCACAAATCGCGCACTCGCGAAACTTGTTGACTTGTCCGATCATTCCGACATACGGCCAATCTGGATCGCACTCGTGACACAGCACGTGGAACCGTCGCACGTCAGCCTGCGTGCCGCGGGCAACCTTAATCACCACATGCACCGCAGGCGTTGTAGTTCGCATCGTCATACTCACCTGGCTCCCTTCAGCTCGCGCAAGACATCGGCGGCATCGCGGTCAGCGCCTGCGCTTTCTCCGGCTTGCCCGCCCCCGCCTTCCGCGTCTGTCAACAAATGCTTCGCGGTTTTGTCGATCCCCGCGGTTTGTACATTCATCGCGGCGCTTAACAGCTCGATTGCCTTAAGACGCTTGTCAAGCGAGGCATCCTCCTTTGCAAGCTCTGCCTCGACTGCGTCAACTTGCTTGCTAACCAGCTCGCGAATCCTGCGATTAAGGCGAGCAGCTTCGCGCATATCCTGCTCAAGCACCTTGCGCGGGGTTTGGACTGCGCCCACTGGCCGACCTGGCGCTCGTTTCGCGTTACGCACAGACTACCCTCCGCTGCCCAAAATGCTCAGCCTGCCGCAACGCAACTGCAAGACATTGTTTGCAGACTAGCGCTTCTTTTTTGCCCACGGTTATCGTTTTGCATTTCAGGCAAAGATACGTGCCGTTGACCAACGGCCGTGATGAATGCTTGCCCTCTGCTAGCAGCCCTTCAAAATCAGCGTCATGTCCAGCTTGTGACGCATCAGCCCTCTCGGCGCTTGTTCGCCTTGAAGTACCGCCCGAGTCGCTGCTTGATGCTGCGCTTGCGCTTGGAGCTGGTAGGGCTTTCGGCGGATCTGCTACGAAAGGGAGGCTTGTAGCCCCTCCGCGTACCGCATTCCTGCATGGCCAATCATGCCAATCGGACGAATACGCATCGCCATCTTGACATGTGCATACCATGCTTCTGCAAGTCGGGCACCATCTCTGCTTGGTACGTGTACCGCAGTAGTCGTAGTTGTTGCCTGATGCGAAGCCTCGGTACCCAAATCGCAGCGGCCCGCTAACCATCAACGTCTCTTCACCGCTCGCCTCAACTTGCACAAAGTACAGCCGCTCGGTCTTAAACTCGTATCCGCATTGAACTTCAACCCCCGCCATGCGGGCGGCCTTCCGCACTGGCCCTTCAGTTGAGCAATACACAATCTCGCCAGTCTTCAGTCGAAACAGCGCCAGCTCGCCGCCGTTAAACTTTGCGAACCGAAGTTGCATTGGCCCGTTTGGCGTTTCATTTTCGTACCACACCAGTGCTCCGTAGCCAGCAATCTCCGCGGTATCCTTGCCCTCTGCCAGATGCGCGTAGATATGCATGCTGTCAACATCGAATTTGCGTTTATACTTGCGCGACAGCCCCTCGTGATTCGCCACAATACCGTTGTGCACGCCGATTATCAGGCCGCCCTCTTCGCCCTCGACGGTCTTGCGCCAGATCCATGGATGCTGGTTGTCAAGCGTGACCTTGCCAGTCGATGCCCTGCGCGTGTGGTACAGCAACGCTGGCCATTGAGGCAGCTCAAAGCTACCCGTGATAGGCCCAAGATGCTTGATGACATGCTCAGGCGTGCCGTCTGTCACGCCCCACGAGTCGTCCCCCCGTTCTTCCATCTCCCACGCGAGAAATGGCAACATCCGCTCAACTGCTGGTGTACGCCGTGAGGCGCCGAAGATTCCGCACATAGTTGGTTGCCTTTTGTTGTTGTTGTTGTCTTGCTACGCTGCTTGGGCGGCTTGCAGCCGTCTTGCTTTTGCCGCCGCCCATGTTGCCACGAATCCTGGCATGTACTGTTTTGTAAAGTCCATCAGGCTGCTGACCTTAGCCGCCTGGTTGTCATTCAACTTCGTTGCTGTCTCGACAAACCAGCCACACCACAACGGCCAGCACACAAGATCTTGTACATCGACTGTGCCTTCGTGCATACGAAACTCAACCGTGCCGCGGTGCAGCCAGGAATGTAGATTCAGCCCAAGGTAACGTGCGCTGCGAGCGTAAGCGTTATCCCGGCCCGCGCCGTACTTGTCACATCTAATGTGCGAGATCTTTCTGAAATCCCAAGTGCCATACAGCAGTTCGTATAACGCCTTCTTGATTGTGCTTGTTGTCGTAGCGGCCAGCAAGTTTGGCATGATTTCTCGACGGGTAGCGTTAAACTTGCCGCAGAACCTGTTCCGTGACCGCTCTCGCGTTGCGAGCTGGGTATAGATGTCATCCTCCACCGCCAGGTACATCCGCAACAATCTCCGAATGTCCCAATACGATAAATCCCGGCCGTCTACATGCACATGCAGCCCACAGGTTGCATCAACATCTGTATTGCACCTAAACAGCGCGCCGCCAAGCTCGATCATGGCAGCAAGAAACTTATCTCCCGCCAACGGGCACGTTACAAGCTCATTGCCGCTTGTCACGCTGCCGTCGTGCATGACGTTGTATGTAAGATTCTTGGGTTTCCATTCTTTTTGCAAGCTGCCCCATGAGGACAGTTCAACTTCGATGCCAATCGGTCTTGAAAGCGTGTTAACAAGCACACCGAGACCTGTCGCGGCTTGCACGCCCTTCATGACGGCCGGCATTCGTCGGCACTTGCATCCACGCCTGCACCTGCCGCATGTGCTACAGGGCTTCTCGTATCGGTCGTGTTTCGTGTTGCACGTAGAACACTGTATACACGTGCAACCGCAACCCGTGCAGCGCGAGCATGTCTTGCAGACTTCTACCTGTTGCATACACGTCCGGCATCGCTTGTAAGAAGCTGGTTTTTCCATACGACTCCTACGCAGCTACGCGTAGCATTCTTGAAACTGTATCCGCGTGAATTTTTCTGCCTTGTGCAATTGAGGTCATGAGTGCCGATAGCTGGCGTTCATATGCTGCAATGTCTGGTGGGCAAGTAAACAACTTGTCGAACACTGTGGAATTGGCAACTGTGGTTTGTGTCCGAGTTACAATAGAGGGTAGCTCCCCTCTATTAATACTCCCCGCCCCGGTAGCAACCGCCAAAATGTCTGTCCAAAAGTTTACAAATAATTCTTTGTGGGCGGGTCGGTAATATGCCGCACCAAATCTCGACACCAGCACATCGGTAAGCTCGTTCGGCCTCTCAATAAACGGCCGCAGCCGTTGGATGCTGCTTACGCGTAGACCAACTACAAAGCACCCGTACATAAGCTCGACGAGCACATGCGCGTATCGGGCCTGTGTAACCTCGCGGACTATGTTGACTACTTGTCCCGACGCATACGGCACAGCAAATCCCGCCTTAACGCGCAGCAACCCCCGCAACGCAATGAGCGTGCTTATGCCCCACTCTAGATCTTGTCCAAAATCCCTCGGCGCGAATGCTCTTGACCATGGGGGACTCGGCAGCAACTGTGTGTAAAGCATCTTATTATGGCTGCCGAACCTGCTAATTGCATTTACCGTGCTCGTATTAATGCCGCAGAACACTACAGGCTGTTTTGCTTCTTGCCTCCAAGTAAACACAGCACACTCCTTACCTAGCTGGAAAAGTACATCGCGTCATCACCCAATCCTATGCGGGCAACCATGACCCCACAGCCCGGGCACCTAATCCACTTGATTGGACGGTGGTCAGTTGCCGTTACAGTATTCTGTTCCTCCATAGTCAGTAGCCACGCCTGCGCATAGGTTTGTTCACAAGTCCTACACATCGGGTCGTCAGCGGTTACTTGTTCGAACAGCTCGTTCCAAGCCCTGCTGTTTGAGTATTTGTTGAGTACTGTGGTGCCTTTGTAGATCAAGCACACAGCGTCCCCAGCTCTCGTGAGAGAGAACATGCTTGCTCCTATACATGAAATAATTGCTAGTTAACTACCGTGTGAAACTCGACACACTGCCAACGCAGCAGGTTCGTCATATCCTGCAACGAACACTGCCGCTGTGTATTCTTTCATTCCACAATGGTCAGCCGCGGCTGTGATCCGCTTGATTGTTGATTGGGCCTCTATGTGGGTATGGACAATTGCTGTAAGAAGTGGAATTGCGGTTTGTGGGATTTCATTCGCTACCCTCTCGCACAATCCACTCGCGTGACCAATACACTTCTCCGTCATCTTTTCGCACCTCAATGCAAAACGACTCAGGCTCTCCACGAACCGCAACATCGAACAATCTTCGTGCGTAGCACAGCGCCGCATCCCATGAGAGCCATGGGCCGCCAGCAGGCTCAAGCCTGGAGAATTCAAGCCCTTCACTTGCAGGTCCCACACGCATCCATACAGCAAACCATCCGTCCATTAGCTAACCTCCAAACGCTAATGATTACATAATTTACATCTACAGTGCGTTCGGGGGCCTGGTGGCTAACGCCTTTGCGACGCTTGATCTTTGTTTGGCCATGGGCAGCCAAGGTACTTTGCGTTAGGTTTGCTGGCTCGCAAATCTACCACAAAGGCCGTGCCTTATAACGGGTAGATGCTACCTACAGCTAACCATTTCACCTGTCTACCCACTGGCAACTGTGCCTTAGCAGCCGAGCAGCAAATTTGCTGCTGGCGCCCAAAATTGCCAGCTTGGCCAAACAAAGACCGAACGTCACAAGCTCGTCTGGCTGCATGCCAGTCTTGCCTTGCTGCTCTCAACCATTGGCAAAAGGAAGTTTCTACGCTTCGCGGTGGCACGCTCCGCGCCTTTTGCGCTATGTCGTTGCGACACGCCGACAACTTGCGAGGCAAACTGGCAAGGCTGTCCTTGCCCAACGCCTACACCTGCGACTTATAGGCGGGTTAATCGCGCCTTGCGCTTGAGTGCTCGATAACCAATCGTGTGGGGAGGAGGCACGTTGGTCGTGCCTCACCCTTCATCCGCTGGCTGACGTGCCTTTACGCATTATTCAATGGTTGAGTTCCCGCTTGCCCTCATCTCGCTAGGCAGCAGCCGTTAGCGGTGGGCAAGAAAGAAGTTTGCTGTCCAGCATGAACTTCGTCAACGTGGGATACGTACTGTCGTTGGCCGCGTAGTCCGCGAATCTCTGCCAATCGAGATATGCCGTACTGCCAGCAGGCAGCTTGCGGAAATAGTGCCCAAGCGCAGCAGCGAACTCCAAGTTGACAAAGAACTTTGTAGCGTCAAGTGTCGAGGCAAAAATTCGCAGCTCCACGGTCGGCTTGTTGCATAAATTAACAGCATCGTACTTCGCGTTTCGTAATTCTTCAGAGGCGGCCCACGTGCAGTCCGCCTTTGCGCACTCCGGGCTTTTCTTCCGCAAGCTTGCGAAGTACGGATTCGACCGCCCCGCGATCTTGACAATTGCAGGCTTGATTGCCACATCCGTCACAAACGCCGACATCTTGCCTAGTTGTTCAGCCGTGAATACGCTCCGTGTCATGTGCACATGCATACCACAGGTGTTAGCAACCTTTAGAGCGCTTGGCGGCGAGGCAAAAAATTCCCGCCATTGCTTTGCGTGTACGGTCAAGCTTGCTGGGGCACTGACGATTTCGATACCATGCGTAAGCGAGCCGTCGCCTTTGATGACTACAAAGTCCCTGCCCAATAAGGCAAGGCATTCGGCAGCAGCACGCTGTTGGCTGCACGTGTAGGCGCTGTCATCGTCCTCGTCGTACGCCCCCTCTTCTTCGTCGCAGCAGCATGTGCTTAAAGCTTGTTTGCTCACCTCAACCTCAAGCTCAACGCCAAAGTACATACCGCCCCTTGGCCTGCCCATGAAATCAAGGTCATCTGTCACATCGTAACTGTGTCTTTTTATGATACCCATATAAAACTCGAAAGCTTGTTATGCAGCCATTGCATGTGTGGCAGCAGCTCGCGCCTCTCTAGCAACCGCAACCGTAAGAGAGCCAAAAGTTGCTTTTGGGTTGCTGGAATGTATTTCCCACCCGCCTGTCAGTTGCCAGTTGCCCGCCACGTCATCCGGATCGGCAACCAGTACTCGCATACCGTTGCGCAGGGCGCTAAAGCCAAGCTGGGTGGCGGCGGGGTCGCTCGTGCAGATGTGCAGAAGCTGTTTTAATACGTCTGCATTTCTATCGAGCACAGCTTGCGCGCCTGCTACATCGTAGCTATTGATAATCCTGCGGGCTTCATCTTCCCCGCAGTCCCACAGCTCAGCCAGCCCCATCATTGCGATTCGCACAGCTTGCCGGCCAAGCTCGTATACAAGATGATGGATGCCCGGTGCCGCTCCGATCGCGCTCGACGGCACCCGATACTCAAGACCGTGGGGCGGCAACCGATACTCTCCTGCCCGCCCATACATCGTTCGCCGTGTCGTGTCTTCATAGCCTTGGCACAAGCTGACAAGGGCTACCCCGAGCATCTTGTCTAGCAATTTGACAATCGGTACAGCGGCTTCTTGTGAAAGCGGGCCGAGGCCAAAATGCATGTGCCAGCCTGCGTAGCGCTCGGGGCGCTGTCTTGGCGACAGAAGCGTCATCGGGGGCGCTTCGCCGTAGGCATTCATGCTCGGCGCGCAACCAAGTGCCACATGCTCCTCGGCTGCCAGTTGGCGCGCACGCTCGCTTAGGCGGATACCGTTCTTGATGGTCAGCCGGGCGCCTAGCCTGTAGGCTTGTAAACTGGTATACAGCTTACGAAGCTGCGCTTGTACCTGGTCTGTAAAGTATGCCAAGCAAGCTCTCGGGCTTGTGTTGAACTCTGCCTGCCAGCCGTCCCAGTACGGCCCGCCACCAGCGACGGCCTTCGAAGGCAAGAACTTCCACGCAGGTATCACAACTCCCGACTTTCCTACGCAGAACAGCTCGGGGTCTGAGCCAAGCGGGATAGTTCCCGCTCCGCTGCCGATGTAGCTGCCTGCCTTCTTGCGCAGCACCGCCATATACTCTTGGCGGACTTCTGCCTCACGATCGGCAGGAATTGTGTGGATAGAGGTGCCCCTGTATACGTAATTGTAGCCAGGGACTCCTGCTATCTGCATTCCCCCGACAGTTTTGCTCATGACCAAGGCAGGTCGTCCGCCAATATCAACCACCATCCCCGTCTTGATGTCATCCCACGCAAGGATCTTTGGTATTCCTGTCATGTTGCTCATAGGGCCTTGCCTTGTTGTGCAACGGCTCGTGCAGCATTGCGCTTGAATCGCCGCTCTGTACGCGAAGCTGTCTTGACAAACGTCGCCTTGTTGCACATTCGCCAATAAGCGTTCCATAACGCTCGGCGGGTGTGCTCACCAAGGCCGGCTGTCGTGATTGCTCGCGTCAACGCGATCTTACGGCCGACAGCCCGGTTAAAGTTGTCCTGCGCCGAACATGCTGCTCGGGCTATAGCGAGTTCCTTGTTGGTGCCAACTTCGACAATCCGGCATAACGTAACAACGCCGGCTGTTTTGCCCACTTTGCTGATTGTCGGCCTGCGATGCGCAAACGCCACCGCATATTCATCGTTTTCGACTGTCACTCGAAATGACAATTGTGTGCTCCTTTACCTGGAAGCAAGACTCCTATTGCTTGTTCTTGCCTCCAAATAAAGAACGGCAAGCAACTCGTTGGCTGCTTGCCGTCTTCACTCTTGCAATGTTGCTTAACAGTCTTTGCTGTTTGCTCTACGGTCCTGTACAGTCTATACTATGTCCCGTAGTAAATGCTGCTGCGGGGTTATGATTGGTTATGAATTGTGGTTGGTATGATTTGTATGAAGCGACAAATCACACATCCACCTAGCCCTCTGTACTAGTTCTTGATGGTACGTCTACCTGCTTTTTATGGCTTGGTTGACCGCTATGTCCTGCAACCTGTAGACTCTCCAGCGAGCTTGACTTAGCCGCTCATCTGCCTCGACAATCTTTGGGTTCCACTCGTCGCAGAACGCCTTGTGAGACGCCAGGTTAGCCCTGTTGCAAGCTTGGACCAGGGCATCATGAGCCTCCTGTGCAGTCTGTACAGCCTTCCGAGCCTCGGCCAACTCGTCCTCTAGCGTGATTGGCAGCAGATCATACACAGTGGGTACGCGCCTATACAGGCGTCCGTCGTCCGCCACCTGCACTACCCTGTCTGCCCCGTCGGCGCATTTAACACGCACAGCGATAGACCCAAGAGGACCTGAAAGCCCTGTAGCGAGCACCGACACCAACTCAGCGCCAGGCCCGGTGCACTTCACCTGTCCACCGGCCCTAATATGCTCAAGAATATTCACGTTTGCCACCCCCTTTCTATGCAAAACTGCTTCATGTACTGCCATCGCCTTACAAACCAGCAGTCTCTTGCCCACAACGCGTGGATTGCGTACTCCGCCATATTCCGGGCGGCCGCAATACACCTAGCCGGCCTGCCCCTATGGTTGTGGCGACAAACTGGGCAGCAAGAAAGCACAACTACGCTATCCTTAGTTCTCTTCCAGCTTCGCGGCAATAAGTGTGATTGCCTCATCATCCGAGTAGTGAAGATAGCTGCCGTTCGGTATGTTGAGGATCTCCTCGCTGATAAGATGCCAGATTTCTTCCGCAACGAGGAAGCTTTTCGATCCACCGTGCTGCGATCGCAGGTATGCCAATTCTTCTTTTACCTGCTTGTGCAAAAGCGTATACTCGTCGCGAACGCGGATCGAAAATGTAAGGCTCAGGTCGTTCTGTCGAGCAGTTAGCTCCCATAACCTTTTCGTGTCCATGTTGGCCTCCTACTTGGCTAGCTCCCCATCGTCGTCGATGGTCAAATCGCACTTTGCTCCTCCACAGTTTCACGCAATCCAGCCTTAGGTCCGAGTAACTGGACGAGCTTTTGCTGCTCAGCCTTTGTTATGTGACCGTCGCAGTAAAACGCCAAGCAACATAAGCTCCTCCATTTTCTCGGCAGCACGCAGCCTGTCGGGCGCCAAAAGCCGTATTTCGCATCGAACAATCTAGCAACAATCAGTACCGCATACGCTGGCAGCTCGTCTAAGTAGCCTGGGGACGATGCAGTACTACATGTTCTACAACAACACCTGTCGGCCTCGCTACTATAGACACTGTAGACACTCACACGCGTGCACGAGCCGTTTTCAAACCGGCATCCATAATCAATCTTGCCCGTTGCCTCGGCTCGTGCCTCACGCTCGGCCCATGTCTTTGGTTGGGGGTCTAGACCTCCCTCAAGCACGCACGGGCTGGGCATTGGAGCAAGCGGCGCGGTGCGAACCAGTTTATATAGCCGCCGCACCATATGCCTAAATGCTTGCTGCTGGCTCACCTTTTTGCACGAGTCCATAGACATGTCAGTCAACCACTGTATCGGCGCTTTATAAACCTCGCCAAACTTCTATCCAGTTTGGCAAGCAACTTTTGAAGCTTTGCAATTTCGTCGCGCGCTGTAAGTGCGTCTTTTAAACAAATGTCGCAACTGCAACAGGCATCGATGTTATCCAGCAGTTTATCCCCCGCCTCTATTGAGGCTTGCCAGATTTCGTATGTGTCTTCTGGATCTCTTGCCATGTGCTACCTGTACGGTGCCTCGTGCTCGCTCAAGCAAACCGAGCATACATACTTGCCGTTGAACGGCCGCAGCAAGGCACTCGCTGGGTGTGCAAACCTGCACCAAAGGCGAAAGATTACGGTGAGCATGTCGAGTTACCTCTTGCACCTTGCTCGCAGAACATCATGCAGTATCGACGCAAGCACGCCGAATAGCAGGCCGATAAAGAAGTATTTCATCTCGTCTCCTTTGGCAGGCGTACTAAGGCCGTGCCGCACGTGAAGGGGCGAGGCTCCAGCCATCACCCAATAGAACTTTGTGCATGCTTGCTGCCTTTACCAAAACTCCGCACCCAAACCCACACGCCAAGTAGATTGCTGCACAGTGTGGCGAGTCACTTTCGCCTCGCCTGGCAGCCTGCATTGTTTGCTCGTTGGTGATCTGCGGGGTTTTGGTAAAGACGCGGGCTGTTACCTGTGCCACAAGCCTTGCAATCCGCGTGGCAATCTCCTCGCCCGATTCGTAAAACGCGTCTTCCCAAAGCAGGCATGTGAGCACACTGTGGCGCAGCTCGGCAAGGCTGCCGATCCGTGATGCAGGCCCGCCTTCGTGTGTTACAGCCGGCACATGCGGTGCGTTAATTCTCGCCATGCTTTTCTCATTTCTCCAGCAGAAACAAGCGCTGACGGTGTTTGTCAGTCTCCAGGATTGAAGTAACCGCTGACTTCACCACTCCAGCAAAACTTTGGGATGCCTTCCAACAAGCATTACGGGCCTCTCTGAACGACCCTTAACCTTAACTGCGGCCGGCCGCCAGACACTTTGAGGGCCAGCTCCTTTTGGAAGGGAAGCTCGCACCCTGTCCTGATTGGTTACTGCACTGCCCGTAATGCTTGTTGGAAGGGCAAGCTTGCGCTTGCCCTTTCTCGTGCTACACGGCGGGCGCTACAGCAGCCTCTAGCGGGAAATCCGCTTCAGCCTGCGACAAGTACAGCTCTCGTGCGCAGCCCTGCGCCAATTCAAGCCTGTCCGCGTCGGACAGCTCAACGTATTCCTTGCGGAAGTCCGCAAGGCTCTGCCCTGGGCGTCCAAGCACCTTCTGGATGGCCAGCGCTTTGCTGATTTTGCCGTTCATGGTTTCGTGCCTCCAAGCGACAGTACAGGTTATAAGCTATGCTATATTGTTGCTAGGTGGTACGAGTCACTACCTCAACTTTGCCATTCAATATCTGATACAGCTTTTCCTGTTCTTCTGGCTGTATGTTACATGCGTATGCCAAGCACGTGGTGCTTCGCCACTTGCGGGGCAGCACACATCCGACGCCCGAGCGCCAAAAACCCAACTTTGGGCTAAACAGCCCTACAATCTCTCGTAATGCCGCTCGCGGTATGCGAGTCAGAAATCCAACTGTGTAGCCACAGTCCGAGCAACAGTACATGGTGGCCGTTGGGCTTTTGGCGTTGCTCATACGTTTGCACAACCCGTTTTTGAACTGGCATCCGTAGTCAACGGTACTTGTCGCTTCCCCTCTTGCTTCGAAGGCTGCCCAAGTTGTTTCGTTGTCACGAGCACTGTCAGGCCACGTGGTCGCCGAAGAAGGAGCATCACACACCCTAACCACAAGCCTCCGCAGCCACCAAGCACGCTCGTAGCTTCGGTTGTTTGATTGGTAATTGCGTCTTTTAACCATGGCTCGTTTCACCTTGCCAATGGCGGCCTCAACGCCCGTCCGTTCGTGCCAAGTGCTACCCCACGGCACTCATATTGCTGGTAACAGCGCTCTGAGCAGAAAAACCTGCCGTGTCCGCTGACGCAAGTTGTCTCGAACTTGCCGCCGCTTGCAAGCACATTACACGTCGTGCAATGCAGCTCGGGCAAGATGCCTTGACGTGTTGGCGTAGTTGTGGTCATAAGGTTATCGTTTCTTTAGGGGTACTTCAGTCCGTACAAAATGTTGGCAGTTCTGATTCGGGTTAATGTGCCCACAGTAAACACCAATACGCATGCCGTGTTCTGTAAATGCGCAACACACGTGGCCAGTGCCTCCGCCGATGTAGCTGTACTTGCAACCTACGCATTGGTGCTCGTGCTTACTAGTCATCACCATATTTACTCCTGTGGCGCGCCATTGCACCTAGCTGGGCAATCTGTCTACGGTGCCAAGCGGGAACTTTCATACGTGCCTGCCGATGTGCGTGGCCGTCTGTGCGATAGCCTCCAGCGACTGTGCGCGGAGCCGATTTGGCTGCCGCCGGCATCTTGATCCCAAGCCGCTTCGCCCATGCAGTGACTATCCTGTACACATGCTGATGGCGCCATTCCCGGCGAGTACGCAAGCGGCATCGCTGCCGTTTGCCCTTCTTGCAGCGGTGGACCCTGGGATACCACTTGCGCTCGCAGTTCAGCCTGTCGGCGATCTGCGCATACGTTAGGCCCTTCGCACGCAGACAAACCACATAGCGGCAGATCGCTTTCTCTGACCCGTTTGGAATCAACTGCTTTCCCTTGCGGGCGAAGCCCCACGGCACGGCACCCCAAACCCTTCCAGATCCCTTAACATACTGAGCCGCCATGCGTATCCGCTCGCCAATCTGCTCGCGCTCCATCTGTGCAACCGCTCCAAGAATCGTCACCACCATTCGTCCAACAGCCGACTCGGTGTCAAACGCCTCAGTGATACTTATAAGGCGCACTTCATGCTTAGCTAGCAAATCAAGCAAGCCAAGCAAATCTCGAACAGATCGGGTAAGCCTGTCCAGTTTCCACACCACAACAGCACCACACGTGCCGTCGGCTACTGCCTGCATGACACGTTGCGCGCCTGGTCTGGATAGCGATTTGCCACTTGCTCCTTTGTCAGCCACAATCTCAACAAGTCGTAGCCCTAATGCTCGTGCTTGGGCTTTGATCCGCGTTGATTGTGCGGCTACGGACACCCCTTGTTCAGCCTGTTGCGTTGTTGATACACGCACATAACCAATTGCGGCTGTCCGTGGCATGATTAATGTTGCCTTTAGAAAATCGGCTTGGCTACCTGCCACCGGTGACCGTTCCTACAACTCGCCATCCGTTGCCCGTGCCCTACTGTCGAAGGCACTGGGATGGTCGTCGGCTCAACACACGACGGGCAGCCAGACACATACCTGTGTCCATGCTTGCCTTTTGTTGTGTTGCGGGCAGCCTTCAACCGCTTCGACATGCGTTTGGTGACACTCGAAATTCTTGGGATATGTGGCATAGTTTCTAACCGTCTAACAGAGCAAGCAAATGCTTGGGCAAAACGCCTGATAGCCAACGCGTTGCTTCCACTTGCTTGCTCTGCTGGGCGGTTAGCCCAGCGTTCGTTACTTACCGGCCAGCAGCGCCTGCTGCCGTTCGGGCCTGATTGTGCCTTGCACAGTCAACGTATGGCCCGTTGTCCGCGCATGCTCCACAGCTTCCTTGTAGTCTGCCGTCTTGTATCGGCAGCCACACTGGTAGTTAATCTGTGATTTCATGATTTCTCCTTTTCCACCCTACAAAGCAAAGCGCAGCGTAGTAATCAATCTATACGGGCGTCGTCCTACCGAGCCTAGGTTCCCGGTTGCTGGCCAGTCTTCTACCGGCGCTTCGCGGCAAGGTGGCGCGCTTTTATCCCGCGTCCCTGTACCGAACATGTTGCGCCCTGCTTTGTAGGTTGGGATGGCAAGGCGGGTACTGGAAGGGTATCCTCTACCTACAAGCAACAACCCTCAGTAATCCCGCCTTATGTCAGTGGGCCTGCTCGTTAGCTATAACAACCGTACTGCATACCATACGTCCGGCCCGTGGAGCCTTGCTCCAGGCGCAAAGCAACTTGGCAGCCTGTTTGCTGCTCAGTCCCCTTCGTATCGGGGCCGCCAGTATGCCACGCCACACATACAACGCCCGTACGCATGCCGATTTTGAGGGAGGGAGCCTGCGCCCCCTCCTACACCATCACCGTCTGCCCGTTCCGTCGTACCGTGTTAAACGTTCCCGCGGGCGTATACGTATACCGCGGTTTGGGCGCGAAGCCTTGCTCTCGCGTGCCCTTCAAACCAGGAGCGGGCATGTCCGCCGTTCCTGCCAGCACAAACTCCGCCTCGCTCATTGGCACCTTCCCCGCGTTGGGACGCACATGCATGTCCCCTGCGTGGCGCATATCGCGTGTATGCACCTTCGGTAACCGATGCACGCGGCAGGCGGAGTCAAACATCTGACTCACCTTGCACCTCCCGAAAGCTACACACAACGCGTGTAGCTGTGCCCTGCGTGTAGGTTTCGAGAGAGGGACGGCGTACCGCCCCTCGTGGTTGACGTGCCCCTTACGCCTTGCTCTTGCTGAAGAACAAATTCAGCGTAGGGTTGCCGAACGTGACTGAGAGATTCGCGCCGTTGGACAGACCGATCAAACCTGGTATGCCCTCTTTCGGGTCCGCATCCCCCCGCACAGCGAACATCCGCCGTGTGGGAGACGTGGTGGGCCTGCTATTCGCGTAGGTCATGGATTCCAGCGGAATCCGCACCACAAGATGCGTATCCGTGTACTCCACACCCGCTTCGATAGTCGGACCATTTGCCCCGCTCTTGGGGTCCGCCCCCAAGAACGCGTCTTCTCTCAGGTCAACCTTCGGCTTCTTCTGCTCTGCAACAGCAGCAGTAGCCATGGTGATTAACCTCCAAACTCTCTGACTGGCGGGCAGCCTGCCAAGCCGGATCTGCTTGGCCCTGGTGGCCCGCCGCCGACACCGAGAACCCGCCGGCGGGCCAAAAGCTGCGCAAGTTGTTGAGCGGCAAGGACTTGCGGGTCGGTGGCCATCCATCAAATTCGCGTGCGGGCGTGTGCGCATGCGTGGGTGCGCAGCCGCCCAGGCGCACACACGACGCACGAGACGCGTGACGCGCGGGCGTCCGGCTAACGCGTAACCCGTGCGCACGCAATGCGTTGCGTGGCCCTACGGGCGCCCGCGCCTGCGTGTGCTCGCGCACGTGCGCACCTGCGCGCCTGTGCACCGGGGGCGGGGTGATTTATCGCAGGGCCGGGGGTGGCGCGTTATGGGCGTATACCCGCTATCTGGTACACAGAACAGGACTTAACGAGCAAGCTAGTCAAAAAATTTTAGAAAAAATCAACCAAAATTTCAAAAGTGCCAAGCACGGCAGTCTGCATGGCTCAACAGGCCCAAAAATAATACTGACAAAATTGTCAGGCCACACAAGGCGCTTTGCCTCGCAAAGTACTTGATAACATTAGCCAAAAATGGTATAATGGTAGTTAACTGTGATGGAGGCAAAAATCACGGAAAACCCACAGTTAAATAGTGTCCCGAGCGATTCTGCCCAGGCCGCTCCCACCGAAGTAACTTTCCCCCCCAAGAAGCAATCCCCCCCGTGCAGCGAAAATGTCTGTGCCAACGGCCACTCGTGGCCACCGACACTTGCGTTGTCAAGTTGCACGGGTTGCGGATCGCCTGTACTGGCGATGCTGATGGAGAATTGCCCATATTGTAACGAGCCAACACAGGTGACCCGACTGCGCACGGATCACTTCCCGTCTGGTGGGCAAGTGGTCAAAGCGTGTAAAGGCCAAGTAGGCAGCGCGGAAATCACCATCGTCGAGCTGGAGCGCACGCATGCAGTGGAGGTGGAGAGCCGGCCAAGCAAGAAGGACGCCCCATGCGCCTAGTACGGCAGCCGGATGGCAGCGCACTTTGCGGCCAGTCGTGTGTTGCGATGCTCGCGGACGTGAGTCTCGACGAGGCAATCGAGGCTGTTGGGCATGAGCATGGCACACGGACAAGCGAGCTGCGGCAAGCGCTGGCAAGCCTCGGGGTGCGTACAGCGTCCCGGTGCCGGCGCATCAGCCGGGCATGTCCAGCGTACCCTCCAACCGCGTTGCTAGTCGCCCGGAAAAACGACTTCCGCCGGTCGCATTGGATGGTGATGAAGGACGGTGTGGTCTACGATCCAGAGGGCGCCTGGCCACGGTACGACGGGTGGAAAATCACAAGTTATCTTGAAGTCTACGACCGGCCACACTGGACAGGAAGCCAAGCATGATCCGCACAGTAATCGTCACCGCCGACACGATTCTTGAGTTGATGAAGGATTACCTGGGCGAGGAGAATGTACCACAAGATGCGAGGCCCACGCGGTTGCTGTTCAACCGCAATGATAAAGGCCGGCTGGCGATTGAGGCATCCAGCGATAACTGGCCAACGGGCAAGGATGGGTTTGAAGCGCGATTCGACTTGCAACGGTCATTCTTAGTCGGGGGCCAACCGAGTGACTAGCAAACTGATTGTGTTCGACGCCAACTCGCTGCTAAAGCTGCTTGTCCACTACAGCGACGGGGCAGCGGTGCCGTTGGATGCAGAGTTACAGGCAGTCCGTGTCAACCCGTTGCTTCAGCGTTGTGTGGCTTTGGACTTCGAGACCCGTGAGCCGGGTCCCCAGATTGCGCAGGTCCGCTACGAAGGCAAGCGGGTGCTGGTCTGGCATGAGGCCGGCACGCCGGCTGTTTGGCAAGAAGGCAATGAACGGCCAAGGGGCAAGCGAGGCTAGGCAGACAATCGTGGGTGCCAATGACATTCTCATTTGGGCGGCTACCGGGGAGCCAGCGGTACGGCAAGGCACGTTTGGCTTTGTGCCACGGCAGCCAGCCAGCAGGCCGACACCCACAAATGCGGGTAGCCAACTAGCCGCCCCTGAATGGTCTGACCACCGCGCAACGCCGTCCAAATAATTTAATCTTCTCTATGTTCTTTATATCTTCTTATATATCAATGATATATAAAGACTATATGAATACTGGAAAAATAAATAATTATTTGGGACAGGTGTACAGTAAGGGCAGAAAAGTACTAGAGCAAGAGTACTAGTACATTTTGACCCTTACTGTACAAAGAGAGTAGGAAATAATTATTTATTTTTTGCAGACTACGGGCAGACAGGTCGAGGGTGCCCCTTTGCCGCCTGCCCGCCAGGGCACCTCGGGCGCCTGGTCCACCGATGCGTGAGCATCCGTGGCAGCCGGGCTGCCCGAGCCGCTGCCCGCCAGCGCCAGGCTGCCCCCCCCCCCCTGGCGAAAGCGCAAGGGAGCTTTCCTCCCCGCCAAGCTCCCTTGTGCAAAGATACCGAGCTTAGCAGACATGGATAACGATATTAGGGAAGCGATAGAAGCAAAGATCAAGAAGCTTAAGGAGCTGGAGGAAGCAGAGAGAGCCCGTGCTTACGAGACTACCGACAGCTATTTGCAAGCACAGCCAAACGAAGCCCCCTCTAGCTATTGCCCGTATTGCGATCCGCCGCGATGCCCGTGTTGTGGGAGAGTGCTTCGAGGGCAACCAATGTGGCCTGTTTGGCCGTACTGGCCACAGACAAGCAACGAGCCGTGGATTTCATGGTAAGCACTACCCGCAGCCCAAGAATCCTCGTGCTTGGCGACGTGATGGTGGACCGCTGGTGGCTAGGCTCCGCAGCACGGCTGAGCCCCGAAGCGCCAATACCTGTCACGAAGATTGACAAGATCATCGATTGTCCTGGCGGTGCGGGGAACGTGGCTGCGAATCTTAAGGCCCTTGGTGCTGCGGTATGGTGCCCAAACCAGGGCGATCGACAGGTGCCGATCAAAAATCGTTTGATGGTCAACGATGTCCAACTTGCCCGGTGGGATGAGAACGATACTTGTGAGGCGATAACCAATATATCGTACGGCCAGTGGGATGCTGTTGTGGTTGCTGACTATTGCAAAGGTGCAGTTGGCCCAGCGGTTGTGGACTACGTGCGCAAGTTTTGCATCCCGAAGTTTATTGACACTAAAGGCAACCCGTCTCTCTGGGCAGGCATTCCTGGAGTGACGATTTTCCCCAACACCAAAGAGTACAGCACCTACTTTGACGAGTATTACAACAACTTTAGCCATATTGTGCATAAGAAAAGCGCCCATGGGGTCGAGGAAACGCTGATAAGCAGGTTTGATGGGCGGGTGTTTGATGCCAAGAGGGAAAAGATCCCAAGCTGGGCAAAGTTCGTGTGCAACGTTTCAGGAGCCGGCGACACGCTTACGGCGGCTTACGCCTACGCAACACTTGTTGGCTATCCCGACCCACTGGCCTTCGCGAACGCCGCCGCTGCGGTAGTCGTCGAGAAGCCGCTCACTGCGACTGCCAGCTTGCAAGAAGTGCTTGACCGTTTGAAGGAGGTTGGCTACCCGAATGCCGGCTGCTAGCTTGCAGCGTAGTGATGAATACCCGGTTGTCGAGAAAGCTTGGGGCCTGGAGTATGTGCTCTACAACGGCCCTGCGCCATATTGCCTGAAAGTGCTGGCTATCAATCCAGACTGGCAATGTAGCTTGCATAAGCACCTTGCCAAAGCCGAGACATTTTTGTGCGCCGAAGGCGGTGTGGTTGTTGAGTACCAAGATGGTGAAACGGCGGCTGGCTCGCCGATAATTACAACCACGACCTTGCATGTTGGGGATTCGTTACATGTGCCGGCGGGGGCGCTGCACAGGTTTTGGTCGGCATTGCCAGGTTCGCCTGGCTTGCTGCTTGAAGCCTCCACGCACCATGATGACGAAGATGTAGTGCGAGTTGAGACATCGCGAAAACGAGAAGCATTGTAGCCTGCCCATAAGCTTGCCTTGCTTGCCTTGCCATACGAAGTCCTGGATCTTGACATCACGCCTGAGTTGCTAGCTGACGTTGCGCGGCTGCCCAACAAACGTCGCAAGGCAGCCCTTCGTGCCCTCGGCCGCAACGAATGGCAGCGTTGTGCGGATGACATTCTTTACTGGCTTGACGAGGATCGCCATTCGACTGTTGGACCGTATGTGTACACACTTGATCCGCACCCGCTGCATGCTTGCCGGCTGTGCAACGATCAAGCAACGCATTTCTTCAACAAACGACGCACGCATTTGCAGTTAACGCACGACATCGAGTGCGAAGAAGAAAACGAGCTACGGGGCTACTTTATCGAGTTGCCCACCACGCGGCCGTTTCCTCGGCATTTGTTGTACGAATACATCGCGCCGATTATCAAGCCGTGGCAGCAAGAGCAGTTTTTGTTCATTGAGAAATCCCGCGATATGTTTGCTACGTGGCTTGTCGTGACGATGTATACCTGGGATACGCTGTATCACGAAGGACGCCAGAATATCTTCCAATCTGAAGATGCCCCAAAGACGCGGGAACTTGTCGAACGCTCGTGGTTTATCTACAACCATCAGCCAAAGATAATTCGTGATGTGCATAGGGCTGAATATGCAATTGGGGCTGCGAAATCAGGTATGCTGCGCATTACCAGCTTGAATTCCGAAATCCTTGGCTTTCCTCAAGGCCCGGATCAAATTCGGCAATATCACCCTTCTGGCGTGTTCCAAGACGAAGCTGCGTTTCAAGTCTCAGCGGGTGACGCGTTTGCGGCAATCAAGCCTGCGATCCAGGCAGGCGGGCGCTTTACCGCAATCTCGTCCGCTAATCCTGGGTGGTTCCATTTAGCATGCAGTGATCGTGACCAAGAACAACTTAGTGAAGCTCCACCACACAACTTTGCCTAGCCGCATTCGTAATTATTACTACACTCGAACGAAGGGCGCTGACGGGGTACCGTGGCTGCGCATCGATATGCTACCAGCAGCCCAACTTGCCCGGCCACGAGTGCTTGTCAACGGCGCATTTGATTTGCTGACTGCAAGCCATATGCGGTTGCTGAGCGTTGCACGAGACAAAGCAGGGCCGACAGGAACGGTGCTTATAGCTCTCGATAGCGACGAAAAGGTGGCCAAGGCAAAGGGCGCTAGTCGTCCGGTCATGACCTTCATCGAGCGCGCAACCACCCTTGGCTACATGCCAATCGATGCGCTGGTCGAGGTGGGCAGTGACGAAGATATGCGGCGCCTGGTTGCCACGCTTGCACCTGACCTTCGGGTGCAGGGCGCGGAGTACGCAGGTCACGCAACCCGGTTCCCGCATGTGTGTCGATGCTTCGTGCCAGATACCGGCCTGCACACGTCTGACATCATTGCAAGGATTAGGCAACAGAGCTAGGAGGGCTCCCTGTGACACTTGGAGAAAAGCAGCGGAAGTTTGTATCAATGATCGGCCAGCTTATCGGCTGGGCGTATGCCCACGGTTACGAACTGACCTTTGGCGAAGCGTATCGCACACCAGAGCAGGCGGCGCTGTATGCCAAGCAGGGCAAAGGCATTGCAAAGTCGCTGCATTGCTCACGGCTGGCGGTGGACTTTAACTTGTTTGTCAACGGTGCCTACCAGCCGACGAGCGAAGCATACAAGACGCTCGGCGAGTATTGGGAATCGCTCGGTGGCGCGTGGGGCGGGCGATTCAACGACGGTAATCACTTTAGCCTTGAGCATGAAGGCAGGAAATAATCCTCAAACAAGAATTCTTATGAAACTCAAAGCACTATTCACGTCAATCATCCTCAGTCTTGCTCTGCCGGTGGTCACTGTCGCGCAAGACGCACCAGCCCCTGCTAGTGAGCCCTCAAACTTCGTGGCAATCGGCCTCACCATCACCCCCGACCCCCAGGCTCGGCCGGCGTTGACTGTCGCAACCAAGCTGACTGACAAGGTTGGTGGTCTATGGTCATACAACGACTACACGGTCATGTCGGTCAAACGGACTCCACAGATCCAGCTTCAGATTGTCGCCATGACGGGCATTGCAACGCCTGTGCGGAATATTGGACCTGATAGCTGGCGGGTCAAAGTTTGGACGCTCGGTCAGCTTGGCCTCGCGCAAGAAGGCGATCACACAGGCATTGCCTACGCAGGGCCTGGTGGGTTTGTAACGATACCAGTCAAGAACTGGTTTATCATCCTACCGGCCATCAAACCTGTAAAGACCGCACTGTCGGACTTCCAGGCGGATTTTCGGATCAGCATTGGAAAGACGTGGTAGGAAGCACGCTGCGGCAGCCCGCTACTCAAACTCCAAAACTGCCGATGCACGTAGCTCGGCTGGCGAGCGGGAATCAGGCTCCTGCCAATCAAGATCCCCAAACAGCGCCGTTGCTTCGGACTTTGCTTTTGTTACGCTCTCGCAAAGGCGGCCACTGACCAGTAGTGCCGGGCCCCCAGGTTGAGCGTGGACTCTGACACGGAACCGTGCACCCTCTCGTGACGAGCGAGACTGTCGATCTCGCTCGATAGTGATGTATATAGCCTGCATAGCGGTTTACAGACCCCTTCGCATGGGGGTTGGCGGTAGCAACTATCACATTCAATTTTTCAGTCCCCTTCGCACGGGGTTTTTTGCTCAAAGGAATATTTACCACATGGACCTCATCGGTGTCAAGGACGCTGTAGACAAAATAAACAACCAAACGATTCCGCAGACGCTTGGCGCATTGCACTCGATGCTCGACCGGCTTGAGGCGATGCTCGACCGGCTGGACAAGCTAACAATCGTGGTCTACCTCAACGGCAGCCAACCGCAGCCCACGGACTAGCACTTGAACGAAGCCTCAAAATTCCGGCAACGGTGGCAAGAAAACGGCAAGTTTGACAGGTATTTTGGCTCCGAGTGCTCAATACTTGATATTGGCTGTGGCTCGGATCTGGTAGTGCCGCACGCCCGAGGCTGGGACCGTGCTGACGGTGATGCGCAGTTTATGGCTGGCCTGGCGGACGAAAGTTTTGACCTGGTTTTTTCCGCCCATTGCCTTGAGCATTTGCATGATCCACTCGAAGGGCTGCTCAACTGGTGGAGGCTGGTCAAGCCGGGTGGGCACCTGATCCTCATTGTGCCGGATGAGGATCGGTATGAACAACGTTGTTGGCCGTCGGCGTTCAATCCAGATCATAAATGGTCGTTTAGCGTTAGCAAATCGCACAGTTGGTCGCCAGCCCACAAAGACCTCGCAGACTTGCTTGCCTTGTTGCCCAGCCGGGACATTCTATCGCTGCGCGTTATCGAGCCTTCAAGGCCACCAGATGGCGACTCGCCGTTTGACTCGACGCTTGTTGGGGATGAAGCGTGTATTGAGGCGATTGTGCAAAAGGTGCCCGATGCCGGGCCGCGATGGTCACCCTATTCTCCATTGCTTGTGTGCCCTGGATGCAAACGTCTTGAAGTGATTTTGCTTGGCGTGCTGCCTGATATGCCAGGAGTGTTGCACTTCAAATGCCGGGCGTGCGGCAGCCCTTCGCAGTTTAATATTCCCGCTCCCGTCAATGGCAGCTAGCAAACCGCCTGAGATACTTTACGAGTCCACCGGCCTACGCATCAAGCGCAATGCCGGAAATCGCTTCTGTATTGCCAGACTGCACTACACCGCGGACCCTGCAAAGCGCAGCGACGCGTGGAAGGCCGAAGCGTCTGCGGGCATGCTGCCCGCCAAGTGGGACAAAGAATACGAGATTTCATACGAAGCGCTCTTTGGCGCGAAGGTGTTTCCGGAAATCTCAACTAACCGGGAAGCGATTATTGTCAAAGCGCCGTATCCAGAGGTGCCCGCTAGTGCAACCTGCTGGGGTGGCTTCGACTTCGGCCAGCGCAATCCATCGAGTTTTCATGTCTACACAATTGCTGATGGCGTGACGTACAGCATTTGGGAGCATTTTGAGCCGTGCAGGAGCGTGCCTGACCTGGTTGGCAAGATCAAAGAATGTCCGTATTGGGACCAGATCCGCTATATTGCGGCAGATCCAACTATCTTCTCGGTCACCAAGATTTCCAAGACCGGCGCAGCATGCTCGATGGCGGATATCTTGCTGGAGGCGGGCTTGACCAAGCTGCTGCGGGGCAATCAGGACGAAGCTGCTTGGGTTGCCATGATGCGCAAGCATTGGGCGTCGAGCAACGACCCAACATTTCGTATCTACGATTGCTGTCCGAATCAGATCCGGGAGTTTGAGACCGCGATTTTTGCCTCTATGAGCGACCGAATGCTGGCCACCAGCAACTACCGTGAGAACATCGCCGATTACAACAACCACACACTTGATGATTGTAAGTATTTTATGAACAGCCGACCACGGATTGCTAACCGGCAAGTCGTGCTGCCAAGCATGGTCAGTAAATGGGCAATACGTTACTAACAGCAACATGTTGCTGGTATTTGGTATAATTACTTAGTAGGCGTGTGGGTCGCGCTGTGCTTTTTCCTGCCTAGTCTGCCTAGTCTGCCTAGTCCTTCATGACCGTTGCCACTCTTGATGGGATTCCTGTAGAGCTGACGCCTGCGGGCGATGAACAGCAAGCATCAACTAGCCCTGCTGCTGCTGCCCAGGACACCCGCACAGACCTGGAAGCCAAGATCATCGCCTTCGTTAACTCTTGGCGGGACAAGCTGCGCACAGCCCGAGTTGCCAAGCGCGCCATTTGGGACGAGTGCTGGGCGTTGTATCGGGGTCTTGATGACTTCCGTAACAAAGAAGACTGGCAATCGAAGATTGTGTTGCCGAAGGCGTTTGGCTCGGTAAAGCAAGCAACCAACGTTATCAAGCGCCTGTTGAGCACCGCCAAAAATCCGTGGCAAGTGGAGGCGATCAACCCCGACGATCTGGTTGCCACATTGCGAGCCGAGCAGATGACCGACCTGAGCAAAGTGCTGCTTGACCAGGCTCGGTATCAGGAGGAGTTTGCAGAGGGCCTAGAGTGCGGGTTTGTAATCGGCCTTGGAGTGTGGAAGGTTTGGTGGGCGCTTGTGCCACGCGTGCGCACGCGAGTTGAGGTTGCACAGGTGCCAGTAGCGCAGCCGCCTGCGATGCCAGGCATGCAGGCAGCATCGTCCGAGCACTCAATTGCTGATCTGCTGGCTGGCGCCCCTGCTAGCCGGCAGGCTACAGGCATCCTTGGCCAGCTTGGCACCGAATACCCTGCTCAGGAGAACGACCTGTACCCCACGCAGCTTCCGACCGAGGCGTTGTCGCCCCTTGGTTGGGGTCAGGGCGAAGGGCTTGCAGCCTTCGGCACCCCGCAGCCACGCTTCGCTACCGAGCGGCGGATCGTGCGGGAAGAAATCCTTGAAGGCCGGCTCATGATCCGGGCTGTGGACCCGTATAACTTTTACTGGCTGCCCGGCAGCAAAATGAATCGGTGGGCGGGCACGATCGAGGAAATCGAGGTGCCGTTGTGGCAGTTGCATGAGTTGGCGGAGCAAGGTGTGCTGGATGCTGAGCGCCTGAAGGGCCTTGCCCCCATGCAGCTTGACGAGTACGACCGCAAAGCGCAGCTTCGGTTCAACGAGCCACCACAGCCCAACAGCAACGACGTTGACGGCATGGGCAACGTGAAGCTCACGGAGTACTACGGCCCGCTTATCCTCGACGGCAAGCTGGTTGATAAGCATGCTCATGTATTGATTGCTAACGGGACCAAGTGCTTGCTACCTGGTGGCTACCAGGCCAACCGGCTGTGGTGCAAGAAAGCCCCCTACATCGGTTTCTCGCCACTTGCGCTGCCTTTCCGCACTGAAGGTGTGGGCCTTGTTGAGATGGTGCGCAAGATCGACAAGGCGCTTTCACAGCTTGCCAACTTGAGTGTTGACACCTTGATGTTCCGGCTGTTGCCGGTCTTTGAAATCAATCTTGATGCGTTTGACAATCCAAAAGATTTTGAAACAGGTCTCACGCCTGGCAAGCTGTTCAAGCGCAACATGAACTTTGTTGGTGAAGGCATCAAGCCAATCGAGTTCCAAGATATCTCAGCAGGTGCGGTGCAAGTCAGCGCGGCGCTCGACCGCGAGCACCAGGCAGGCAGCCTGGTCAGCGAAATCCAGCAGGCCATCCCTCGCTACCGGGGCGTGCAGTCGGCAACCGAAATCCAGGAAAAGTCTGAAAACCAGGATTCCTTCTTCGGCAACATGGCGTCGGACATCGAGAAGCAAGCTCTGGAGCCAATGATTGAGCTTGCGGTTGACTTGATCTTGCAGTTTATTGACACAGCCAACGACCCGCGAGTTGCGTCGATCCTGGGTGTTGGGGCCGATGCCTTAAAGGGCCTCACTCGTGAGCAGTTGCTGGAAATGGTCAGCGGTGACTATATCATCAAGGTCACCGGCATAACCAGCCAGCTCCAAAAAGCCGAGATGCTTCAGAATCTCGTGCAGTTCATGAACTTGATTGGCCAGAACCCTGAGGCATGGGTACCCTACATCAATCAGGACAAGCTGCTACAACGCATTCTGGAAGCCTTCCGGCCTGCGATCCACGACATCGAGCAGATCATTGCAGATCCGGAGACCGCGATGGCCAAGCAGGCTGCGCAGTCCACTGAGGCCATCACTCCTCAGTTGCTGACCCAAATGGTACAGCTTGTGCAGATGCAGCAGCAGCAAGCGCAGGCTGCGCAGCAGGCAGAGCTTGCCAACCAGCAAGCACAGCTAGAAGCTGCTAGCACACAGCAGCAGATGGCCCTGCGCGAACGCGAGATGCAGCATGAACGCCAGCTCGCAGAGATGCAAGCCCGCTCCGCCCCAACAACCTCAAAGTAAAGACGGTATCGTATGAACTTTTCTGACCAAGCAGCCCTCGCGGTTGGACGACCAATTGCAAAAGCATTTGCTATCCTCCCAAGTGACGATACCGATTTACAAGCTACTACTAGAGCGTTATACGTCGGTACAGGCGGCGACCTGAGGGTCACTATGGCTGATGGGGATATTGTGTCCTTTACGGGCTTGCTTACAGGAGTAGTGTACCCGTTCAGGCTACGAAAAGTTTTTGCTTCAGGACAGCCGGGCGTAATTGCACAGGCTCTAGTTGGATTGTACTAGCGTTACATGTTAACGATTAACATTGGCTTGGATGTATGTACGCCTACAGCTTACGGTAGGTTATCACAACAGGACGATTGGCTCCCTGGCTACACCTATCGTAAGGAACTCACCATTCCCGCAGGCGCGGTGACTGCCGATCTGACCGATCAGCCTGTGGTCGTGACGCTCGCGGGCGATCCAGAACTGGCGGCTCACGCACAGGCGGACGGATCGGACATCGTGTTCACGGGAGCGGATGGGGCCACGGTGCTCGATTTCGAGGTTCCGCGCGCGGCGAAGAACATGCTGGTGGGGGATGGGGCGTGGAATGGGTACACTCGGCCAAGCGTGCTGCGGTACGGCGACAAAACCTACATCGGAGTAGTCACTTCCAACGGCTATATCTACGTTGCGAGTTACGACCACGTAACCAAGACACAAGCTACATCCGGGTCGATGTACTCAGGCCAACAGTTCCAGATTGACGACCACGATTACCCGGCCCTGCTCGCGCTGAGCGACGGGAAGATCGCGGCGTTCTACCAGCATCACAATGGCTTGGCCTGCTACCGCATCACATCAAGCGCGGAAGATATCACCGCTTGGAACACGGAGAAGGATTGGACCAGCGTAGGCGATGCGGTCCACCATGCTTACTGCTGCCCCTTCCGGATGACCGGCGAGTCGAACAAGATCTATGCCTTCTTCCGTGGCGGCACGATTGTCAGTGAATTGCGCGCATACATGGCCTGGACGACGGAAGCCGGGCTGGCCGCGAACTCGTGGAATGCGGTGAAGTGGCTCGAAACCGGCCAGAATCAGCCGTATGCCTTGTTCGAAAGCAACGGGTCGGATGAAATTCACTGCATCTTTACTGAATCTGGCGCTGCCATTTTTGCACAGAACAGCGTGTATTACTGCAAGCACACCATGGGCAAATGGTACAAGGCCGATGGCACGGAGATCGGCTCCGATGACACACTCGCGATAACGCCGATCACGCCCGCGGTCAGCGACAAGGTGTACGATTACCAGACTTCCGGGCGTGCTGCCATTTACGACATTGCGCTCGATGGGGGCGGACGCCCGGTGATCGTCTACGCCGTCTTCCCCGGATCGACCGCTTCCGAGGCTCCCGATCATCGCTATCGGTATGCCCGCTGGACAGGTTCCGCCTGGGTCGATCACGAGATTACTCCAGCCGGGACCGGCATCTCGCAAGTGGACGTGACCGGGAAGTATTACAGCGGCGGAGTTCATCTCGACCATTCAAACCCCAACATCGTCTACTTGTCGCGCAACAACACTGAGCATGGGTCTGGCGTCTTCGCAATAGAGAAGTGGATCACGGCAGACGACGGTGCTACTTGGTCGAGCACGAGAATAGCGGACAGCGGATTCAATATCCGGCCGATGTTCTCGTACGGGGCGACCACCGATCAACCGCTGTCGTTGATGTGGATGACGGGGACCTATCCGACTTACACTACTTATAGTACTTCCATCGTCACTTCCCCGGCATTGGACGCTCCGCGTTTGTCCTGGCTCCAGTACGCCGTTGTGAAGGTGCCAAGCATTACGGTGGCTGGCGGGGCGAAACTGTATATGTATTACGGCCGTGCGAACCCGCCCGACATGAGCAACCGTGCCGGGGTGTGGAGCGGAGCGAGCTATGCTTTTCACGGCCACGATTACGACCTCGGAAACAGGGCCTTCGATTCGGCCCACGGGACGAGCCTACAGAAGTACAGGATTCCGACCGCGCAGGAGGTTGCCGGAAAGATAGGGCGCGCGATTTACTTCCCCAGCATCGGCATTGTTTCCCCGATCAATGTGAACCTCGCCGACGTCCGCAAGCTTACTGTCATTGGCTGTGTCAAGAGCGCTGGCGGGACCATCCTGTCGAATCACTCCGGAGTTGTCAGCGCAATATTTTTCTGCCGCATTAACTTGTCATCGCATAAACTTGAAGCTTTCGTGAAAACCAGCATGGGAACGGATATTGTGCCGCAGTTCGAGGCCACGGTTCTCGACGCAAACACATGGCACCACTTCACCATCGTTTTCGATTGCGATAACGGTGGCCTCAAAGCTTGGATAGACGGCGTGCAAAGCCCTACCGTAGCAGCCACGGCCAATCCATTTCACCCCACCGCATCAAGTCAGATGAACCTCGGCTATTCCGCGCACAATGGGGTCTACATGACCGGGGCCATGGAGGCAATTCGGATGTATGTAGGCGCGGCGTGGACGCCGGCACAGATCAAGGCAGACTACGATTCTATTTTCTCTCCCGAGGCATTCCTGTTACGAGGCGTCGAAGAACTTTTATGATCCGTAAGATTGGCCCATCTAAATACCGCCTTTACAGCCACGAAGGCAAGAACCTCGGCACGTTTAACAGCCGCGAAGCTGCGTTACGGCATGAGCGGCAAGTAGCCTACTTCAAACACAGAGGCGCCAAGTAATGCCTGCTGCTGTGGACTTCGATGCCCACGAGGCAGTTGCCCGCGCTGAAGATCTTGCCGAGCTGCTTGACCACATTGCCTGGCGTGAGACGATCCTGCCCGCGCTTAACAAGCTATCTCAGCGCTACCAAGACTTGCTGACCAAGGCGATCCTTGGCTCGAAGATCGTGTTAGCCACCGAGCTTGGCCCTGCCGAGTTGTCTGCCGTACAGCTTGCCGGCCGGGTTGAGGGCATCGCATTCATCACCAAACTCTTTGAATCCGTGCTGGCTCGTGGCGAAACAGCGATCAAAACCCTCGACCGCGAAGCAGCAACCTACAGCTCGTAGCAATTTCTACCCCGACCGTTGCCGAGATGTGCAACGAACAATAACCAGCCTACCCAACAACTATGCCTGATCCTGTTATCCCGACTGCTGCTCCCGAAACCAGCCCTACGCCAGCACAGCCAACGCCGGCAGCTCCTGTAGTCCCAGCTACGCCTGCTACGCCTACGCCCACGCCTGCCGAAACCGACCGCGCCGCGCTTTATCGACGCTACTACGACACGCAGGTTGCCACGCAGCCTGTGGCGCCGGCCGTGCCGGCTGTGGACCCCGCGGCTCCTGTAGAGCCTGCACCAACTGCCCCGGTTGAGCCGGCACCCGCTGCCGCTGACCCCATCGCCGAGCGGCTCGCTGCGATTGATGCGATGCTGGCCAAACTTGCACAAGTACCGACTGTTGCCCAGCCCCCGGCTGCCGAACCGCCTGTGGCCCAGCCAGCCCCCACGCCCGGCAACGACGACTGGCTTGCTTTGCTTCAGCAAGGAAAAATCGCCGAAGCGGAAACTGTAATGGCTAACAAGTTTTCCGCTAAAGCCAAAGAAGAAGCCATCACTCAAGCACTTGATTTGTTTCGTGTCGAGACGCAAATCACAGATTTCTTGACGAACCTCCGTGGAGAGAACCAAGACCTGTTGCCCCTTGAAGGTCTAATTGCCGTAAACGCGCAGAGGATGCTCGAAGCTGCCAGCACTGCTGGCCGTATTCGCTCTACTGCCGATTACGTTGAGCAGTATAAGGCAGCCGTAAATGCCGCTACTGCTGAGGCACGAAAACTCTACCAGCAAATTCGTGCCGCTGGCAAGGATGAGGCGCTGACTAGCAAACGCGAAGTCCTCGCGTCGTCCACCATCCCTCCGTCGCCTGTGGCAGACCGCGGAACGCCGGCAACGCCGGCCGAGCCGCAGCCGCACACCGCAAGCGACTATCTTGCCGAACGGCAAGCCCGCTCTGCTCGCCAGCGAGGGATGTCCACGTAACTTATTTCTCTCCAAGGAAGGTACTAGATCCTCATGGGTCAATTCTATGCTGTTAGTACCCTTGGTGGCAACTGGTCGAGTCCGGAGCTGACTGATAAGCTTCGGCACACTGCTCAGCCAATGTTTCGTCTGCGACAGTTTGTTGATGTTCGCGACGCGCTTGGTAAAGGGCGGGGCGATACGTTCCTGTTTGACAAGGCAGGAGACGTCGCGACACAGGGAGGTACGCTGATCGAAACGGCGACCATCCCCGAAACCAGCTTCGTCACCAACCAGGGTACAGTCATTATCACCGAATACGGAAATTCGGTGCCCTTCAGCGGCAAGCTCCAAGCCCTCGGCAAGTTCGAAATTTCCAGCGTCACGGAACAGAAGCTCCGTGACGACCAGGTAAAAGTTCTCGAATCCGCCGCAGGCGACCAGTTTGCTGCAACTGAATTCATCGCGGTTTGCTCGAACACAGCAACAACCGTAATCACAACCAACGGCACCGCCACCGCGTCTGCCAGCGCCGATCTTACTGCCGCCAACGTCCGCCAGATTGTTGACTTCATGAAGAAGAAAAACATTCCAAAATACGATGGTAGCAACTACATCTGCGTGGCCAGCGTGTCTGCGTTGAGTGGCATGCACGCCGACTCTGGAACTGGCGGGTGGATCGACCTTGCAAAATACTCGCCCCAGTACTCTCAGAACATCTTCAACGGTGAAGTGGGCACGTTTTACGGTGTGCGCTTTGTCGAGGAAACCGGCTACCTGAGCAACACCATCGGCAACGGCTCGGCCCACGGTCAGGCAGTCATTTTTGGCTCTGACAATGTGTGCGAGTCGGTAGCGATTCCAGAAGAGATCAGGCTTAAACAGTCCGCGGACTATGGCCGCGACCTGGGCATCGCGTGGTATGCGCTGCTTGGTTTTAAGATCATTTGGGATTACGACACCGACGCTGAGCAGCACATCGTGTTTGTGACGAGTGCTTAAGGAGAAAAGGAGATCTAGCTATGTCCTACTCTGAAGGTCGTTTCAACACGAAAGTTTTTACGCCTGCCGGCACAAGTACCGGCACCTGGGCAGCCACCGGCTCGGCGGCTGTCGGCACCTGTACTGCTTTGACGTTTCCGCTGCCCCGTGCTCCGCACGTGCTAGCGATTGTTGGTGCGAGAATTTATCGCACTGGTACTGGGGGCACCTTTACTGGTGTCAAGGCCATTGCCTACAATGGCACCAACGTCCTCGGCACTTCGTCTTCGTTCACGCTGAATGCTACGACTGATGAGCTTAAACCTGTGACGTTTTCCAACGGCCGTAAGTATCCGTTTTATTCTGCAAGTACCGATACTGCCGTGGCTACGTTGACCATGAAACTTACCGGCACTACAACCGCCTCGATCGCCGCAACGAATGAAATTTTGACCGTGGTGTTCGATACGGTTGAACCGTTTGCGGCTAGCTAACTAGCCAACGAAGTATATCAATACGGGGCAGGTTGAACCTGCCCCGTTTTTTGGAGAACCTACAACTTTGCCTAAAGCTGCTGTTGAACCCGTTGTGCAAACAACGAATGATTTGCAAGGTGCGCAACCTGCTACACCACCCAAGACCCTCACCAACTGGCGAGCGTTCGAAAAAGCCGGCCTCGCACCGTCTCAGATTGTGTGCCAAGGCTACAAGCCTGTGCATCGAGTTGATTCTGGTTGCCACTCGCGGGTGCTGCTCAACGCTGCCGCGCTGTTCGCGCATGCAGTGACCAACGACCATGGTGGGGGCTTTCAGATGCTTGTGCGGGAAACCAGCCGTCCGTGGCCCGGCTGGGCTGAGCTTGAACGGCTTGGTCTTGAGTGCAGTGACTTGCGGTGCGAAATTTGTGATGTAAAAGTCCCCTTCCACCCAAACCATATCAAGACCCACCTCAAGCCTCATAGTGGTAAATCCCGCCGAATCAAGCCGGGCAGGGTGTTCAACATGACCATTGGGGTTGTCCGGCCCACGCCCGATGAAGACGAGGCATTCGAAGATCTCGGATAACCGTCGATGGCAACCGAGTCGAAATGGGCTGCGTTTCGCAGTATCGGCTACCTGTGTGGCAAGGGTCTAATCTACTGTGCGGACTATGAAATATTTCCTCAGGCAGCTATCACAGGAGGTGTGTTTCCGTTATACGCGGATGAGAACAAGCATTGCAGGGTTGATGTTTGCGATACGAATCTTGAAGTGCTTGCAGATGGCATGCTAGATTACGTCTTTATCGGCCCCCGCCTGGAAGGTGTTGAAGACCCCGAAGCCCGCCTGCGTGAAGCGACCAAGAAGCTCCGCGTAGGTGGGCATTTGATTTTGCATTTGCCATTGGCGCCCAGCAGCGAGGTGATTGTCCATCGGTTTACACCAAAGACCATGCGAGGGCTTGTTGGTTCGCTGGGTTCGTGGATAGCGAAGGACAGCTACGAGCGGTGTGGGACGTTTTTGCAAATTTACAAGAAAGTCCGTGGCGCGCGAGGGGTCGCAGATCGCAAGACCACAGCCCAACCTCGCGCTTGCATTGTACGCTATGGCGCGATGGGCGACATGATAATGGTCACGCCGTTGATTCGCGCTTTGCACGAGGATGGCTATCATGTGACCGTCAACTGCACGTGGTACTCATCCGCCATTCTAGACAACAATCCTTTTGTGGACAACGTAATTCTACAAGAGCGGGAAGCAATCCCAAATCACCTGCTTGGTGATTACTGGGCTGAATGGTGCGGGGATTACGATAAGTATATCAACCTGTCCGAAAGCATTGAAGGTGCGTTGCTAAAGGTTGAGGGTCGACGGGAGTTTTACACCAGCCTTGCTTGGCGGAATCGTGAAGCAGAAGGTGTAAATTATTTCGACCGCACGTTGGCTCTTGGTGGCTACCCAGAGCGTGTCGGTTGCCGGGGGGAGCTATATTTTTCTGGTGACGAGGAGCGCGCTGCCAGAAAATTTCGCGCTCAATACGGAAACAAGTTTATTGTCTTGTGGGCGCTCAACGGCAGTAGCCATCACAAGTGCTACGGTCTCTTTGAGCCTGTAGTCACAGATTGGCTGAATGCCCACCCTGAAGCGCTTGTCGTAACTGTTGGCGACCATACCGCAAGTTTGCTTGAGTTCGAGCATCCGCAACTCGTGCCGAAAGCTGGCGTATGGCCGATTCGGCAATCGCTGTGTATGACCAAGTACGTGGATCTTGTTGTTGGTCCTGAGTCAGTAATCACCAATGCAGCAGGGTGCTTCGACACGCCAAAGATCGTGCTGCTTAGTCACAGTGGGCATGATAATCTTTGCAAGTATTGGACAAACTGTGTATCGTTGGCACCAGACCTGGAACTTGCTCCATGCTATGGCACAAGCGGCTGCCACCAGCTACATTACTTCGCAAAATCCTGCGTGCTGAAGCAATTGCTTAACCCCGATGGCACTGTACTTACTGAGCTTCCTGCGTGTGCGCTCGCCATCTCCGGCGAGCGCTTGATTGCTGCGTTTGACGAGCAGCTTGCTAAGAGCAAAACAACAGTTGCTGCGGTATAATAGTAACTGATCGCAGTCTGGTAACTTTGCCTCCCGCCTCGCCAGCGTTTATGGCCACCCCATTACACGATCTATGGCCTTTGATCGTTGGTCCCTCCTACAGCTACGTACAGCGGTCAGGCGTGAGCTTCTTGATGCTCAAGGCCGCTGGTGGTCCGATGCCGAACTTAACTCTTACCTCGATGCATGGCAAGATACCGTGCAAAACGAGCTTGAGTTAGTTTGGGGCACAGCGACCATTAGTTCCTCCCTAGCAACTCACACCCTCTCGACAATCGGATCTAACATCAGCCGCCTGGACGCGGTGTACTGGAACGGAATACGCCTTGTGCCAAAGACAAAGCGGGAGCTGGCGTTGCTGGCACGGGAACAAGCAGGCGCGAGCGGCGCATTACCGGCGGCACCCAGCACGCCACGTGTCGTACAGCAAGAAGACTCGACAACAATCGAGTTTTGGCCAACGTCGGCAACTGCGGGCACAGTTGTCTTTGAGTACCCAATCCTCGTTGACACATTTGCCACCGATACCTCGACTATGCAGATTCCTGCATGGACGCGGTATTCGGCGGTACCGTTTTGCGCATACCGCGCACTGCGCAGGCCCGGCGCTACCAACGATCCCCGACGCGCACTACGCTACAAAGCTCGGTTTGCCAAGGCACTTGCACGGCTGCGCAGCATATACGCAGCATTTGTGCCACCGCCAACCGCAACTCGTCTTCGCCCTGGTGGCGATTACGAAGCGCGTATCTTGTCCCCAAATCGGTAATTCCTTGCAATGACTGTTGTTGAAGAAGTGCAAATGTTGCTTGCGGACGCGGGGGTGTTTTGGCCAGTCGCCCAACTCTACGACGCGGTCAACGCAGCACAGCTTGATTTGCTGGTGGATGCTGCATTTGCAACCGAGATTGCGGATCTGGCGCTGACGCCCGGCGGCGATCTTGTGGCGTTGCCCTCGACGATCTACGTGCCAACAAGCATTGAGAATGACAACGAGCTATGGTTGCCTGTAACGCATGGCGATCTTGAAGCACATTGCCGAGAATGGCGATCCGCGCAACCAGCAGAGCCGAGGGCGTTTGTTCTTTGGGATGCCTATCACCTGCGTGTTTGGCCGTCCCCAAACGGCTCATATACCTTCACCGTCACTGGTGTACCGTGGCCAATAGAAGTTGATGCTTCTCACGACGCTTCAGGCACCAGGTTATACAAATCCGCTGTTGCACATGCAGCGTCTGCTGCCTTGCTTGAATTTACTCGCCCTGATCTAGCGGATGTCTACCTTGCCGAGTCGAGCGAGCTGCTCCACCGCGTAAAACGTACTTTTGGTCGCAAAGGCCATAACATTTCCCATATCAGACCTGGCACAGTTTACGAGAAACTATGACCGAAAAAGAAAATGTTCCTGTTCCCGCCGCAGAGGTTGTAAACGAGCAAGCAGCCCCTGCTACCAAGCCTGTCCAATCTACCGCAAACAGACTCGCCGGCACGTCGATTGGTTCTGGCGTTGGCGTGTTCTCCGCAATCACGATTGACTATGGGCGCCTGGGCGCTGGCGATCCTGGAGAGATCGCACGCCTGTGTGTCTCGGTTGGTTCGATACTGCTCGGCTTGGTGATTGACATTGTTCGTGTGAAGTTCCTGAACAAGTAGCCGCTTACTGCTGGCTTGTCCGCTCATGCCCGAAGGCACCAACGTACAACTCGCGTTTCACGGTGGCCCGAATCCCTCGGCTGCACCGCAGCTCCTGGCCGATAACGAAGTCGCGACGGCAACCAATATCGATTTCGGCTTCGAGCAAGGCGGAGCTGCAACCCGGCGTGGCGCTACGCTCAGACACTCTGTTGGTGCCGCACAGATCAACTACATCACCCGCCGCCGTACAAACTGGCAAAGTTATAATCCGCTGTACGTTGCATGCGGCTCTACAGTCTATCGAGGTTCAAGCGGCGTGTTCACCTCGGTGCTCTCAGGACTTAGCGGCCCGCGGATAGGCATCACCCACTATCGTGACGCCACATGGATCGCCCCCGAGCTTGGTACGCAAGCCATCAAAGACAACGGTACAAGCATTATCGAATGGGTCAAGCAATCTCCTCAGCATGCAGTTGCTATCGATGCACAGTACGCACACACAGACTTCGCGACCACTACTCAAACAGCGATTGTTGGTACATCGGGTACGTCAACTGGCTGGTTTACCTCCGGTATCGGCCCCTATGACGTAGAAATCGTCATGACAATGACCAACACCAACTTGAGTACCCATGCAAGTAGCTTGGTCGTTGGCACAGGTGGCAAAGTTGAGTTCGAATTCATTGTTGACCAGCCGTCATACGTAACAAGCATTGATGCAATATTCAGTGTTGGCAATGATACCTTTAGCACAACACTTGGCGTTGCTGGAGTAAGCCCAGTATGGGATAACTCAGACGGGCTGTTGTCTATACGTGTTTCAGATTTTACGCCAACCGGATCATGGACAAATCTGCCTGCCGCCAAGCTTACCTTCCACGCCGTCGGCCCAATAACTGTCAACTGGTGGGCGGCGAGGATTGTGGGCGCTGAAGATTTCGCAGTGCTTACCGATACCGATGTCGGCTACACCTACTATCAAACTTGGGCAAATATCGATAGTGACAACAATATCACTGAGGAATCTCGGCCAGGGCCGGAGGCACATGTCTACTTGAGCGAAGGCGCGGTGACCCTCACCGCTACCGACACGCCGAGCGGCGGAGCGCACGGTATTACACATCGGGTTTTCTACCGGGCGGGTGGGGCGCTTGACCGACCATACGAGATAGGGCGAGTTGCGCTTGCCACGACTACCCTGCTCGACACCAAATCCGATCTCGACGCGGCAACTGACGGAGCATTGCTGCAAACCCTCGATGTGCTTCCCCACGATTGGTTCCCAAACAATGTTGTTGCTGTGTCGGAGCCTTTTTTCGACCGGCTGTTCATCGCTCACGAGAACCGTATCAACTGGACGTTGCCGGGCAATCCATCCGCGTTGCCGGAGGATTCTTTTGCAGATGTGTCACACAAAGGCGATGAGATTACAGGCTTGGTTGTCTATCCTTCATCTCTTGTGATTGTCAACCAGGAAAGTGTTTATGAGCTACGCGGCAACGTCTTCGAAGGTGAAAACGCTGATTGGGTGCTCAGCCACACCGCGTCACGGCACGGCAATTGCGCGTATAACGCAGTAATCAAAACTCCCTACGGCGTGCCGCTGCTGGATAACGATGGCTTGTCGATGTACTCCCCCGGCCAGGGCATCGACGTGCCGCTTGAATGGGTGATGGACAAAATCGGCGATGCATGGCGGGGCATGTTAGCCAGTGATCCAGCAGGTGCAAAAGGCAACCGGGTGCCCGCCATCAACCTTGGCTACCAGTCAACCGCCTGTGCGACATTTGCCGACAACAAGCTGTATCTTGGCTTGCCAACGAATGGAGCAACTACCCCCAACACGATATTCATCCTAGATTTTCTTGCCAAGCAAACTTATTGGTACATCATGCCGTGGAACTTTACCTACCTCTGGTGGGACGCCTACGAAGCTTGCTTGATGATTGGCACGACCAACGGCAAGATTATGGAGCTTGATGGGGGGCCACGGGACCAAACAACCACAGGAACGCCGACCAACATGGCATGGAGTGTCCGCACAAAAGCGTGGACAGTGGCGGCAGATACCGTGTTGGAAAATATCTCTGTTGAGCACCGCGGCGGGCCTGCTAAGCTTGTTGGCATTTATGACGGCACGACCACCGCTACCCTTGGCACGCTGACGAATGCCACTCGCGGCTGGAGCACACCAGCCCTTGGCGGCACGATTTGCAACAGCGTTGTTTTCGAGCTGTCGGGCACTCAAGCATCCAATCAGCAAACCTCACTTTACAACATTGCATGGGACGCCCTCTACGAGCCGCGGCGGGTGTCCTTCTACAAAACCGACTACGATCTCAATAACTACGAATGGGAAAAGCTATGGGACGTTCATTATTCGGACATTGAAGCGTTTGGCTTCGGCACCGTTGCGGGCACAATGTTTGTTGATGGCACGGCAGTGTCGACGTTCACCATTGCCTCTCCAACCAACAAACGCCTCGTCACCCCGACTAGCTTTCCTGCCGAGACGTACGGTTATCAAGCCTACACAGTCTACGTTGCCTCAGAAGGCGTTATCTTCAAGCATTGGGACACGCGCCGCGATGCCCGTAACGAGCCCCCACGTGTCAACATCTGGCGCACCGACGTACAAAGCTCCGAGGAAAGCATCAACGACGGGGTAGACTTCGATGTCAATGCCAACGGTATCATGCTGGCTACAACGTTTGTGGACAATGTTGCAGTAGCTACTCATACGGTGGTTGGATTTGCCCGCCAGAGCTACGCATTCTCGTTGCCACCCGAAACCTACGGCCGCACTGTCTACACTGTCTACACTGGCACTGCGTTCAAGCATTACAGCACCTGGTACCACCAACGAAGGGAGCCTGACCGGGTCGCTCAAGTGCAATACGGCCCGGTTGCATTTGGCAGCGATCAAACACTTAAGACCTGGGTGGCGGAGCTTAACCCATGTGGCTACGCAACTGGTGTGTTGTATGCTGATGGTACGGCAATTAGCACTGCAACGTTTGTTGGCACTCGGCATTCAACGTTCCATGTTGGTGTGGATTTTACGCCGGCCGTTGCACCACAGAAGGCCATCGACCTGCGGGTCGTCTACACCGCCCTTACGGTCCTTAAGCACTACGATACAAAGTTCGAGACTGAAGCTCAGCCGTTTGGCAAAACCTCCTGGTTAATCCGCTACAACAAACTTGGTGGCGCGTCGGCGTGCGATCTCGCTCGGCAGTTCGATCTTGACGTAGAGGTTACAGGCACGGCAACGCTGACTAGTTACTGGGATGTCGATGGCGCAACGCTTGCCACTAATACATTAACCTTTACCGGCCGCCAATGGGAAGACGCAATTGCGTTTCCGCCCGGCTTGCGGGGCTTTAACTTCCAGCAGCGAATCGTTGCTACCATGCCGTTCAAAGTCTGGAAGTCGAGTCTTGACCTGCTGCGCGTCGGCTTGAAGGGCCTTGGCCGAATAACTATTCCTGGAACTCCAATCAATGGCTAGTAATAAGCGCAAGCGTAGAATCGAGCCGGTATTTATCCCCCCATGTGCAACGATCAGCGAGCTACAGCATTCTACGCAGAAATCGATCGATCAGATTGTAGATCGAGTCAACAGCCTGAAGCTTGTAGAAGAGACTACAAATACATATAACCTTGACAGTTCAACTGCGAGGACAATAGGGGGAATTGGGGGAGGGGGAGCAGGGCCTGGAGACATCCCTAGTTCTGTGCGGCCGATTGGCGGCGCGCCGTTTCTCGTCACGCAATCGGATGACGGGCTGAACGCGATTTTCGACGTAGAGTACGACCCTCCGTCGCCGGTCGGCGTGTTCACCGGCATCTCGGCGCATTGGGTTCCGGACGGCTCGCTCAAGCCGTCCGCCGCAATGGATTTCGACTATCTCGGCAATCGTGAGGCATCGGATTCTTCGCGGCGCGGCAAATTCCGCTTTGTCATCCCCGAGGGTGCCACCGAGTTATCCGGACGGCTCTACCTCACTGCGCGCTCGAAGGCCTACAAGGTCCCGCTGGTGCTGTATGGCCATGAAGGCGCGTCACCGAGCGTGCCCGTGACCATACCAGCCGTAGGCACGGGTGGGGCACCACAGGTTTCTGCTGCCTCTACCGCGTCGGTCTGGTATAAAGCCTCCGCGAGCGGGCGCGTGTTCGGATTCGAGGGCAAGGTTGTGCCGCCCGCTGCGCGCGAGAACTCGGGCGGCTGGAATATCTACCTGCATTGGATCGAGGGATGGAACGGAGACCTTCCGATCTACGATCCCCGATATCTTCAGATCGATTCAGTGGGTCGCGACGGCGGGGATTGGCACGCGAACGAGCCGGGCTTCGACCTGCGAGATAACTGGAGCCAGCAGGTCGATGTGGTGTATGTGCCGCGCAACTTACTTCAGATAGAGAATGCCGCTAAAGAATCGGCGTTCTCCATCCGCCTCACTGTATCGAGCCAAGAGGAAGACACTCCGCGCATCCAGGGCACGGCGCAAGTCTGGACACTGGAGAGCGCCGGTGGCCGCGTATTCGGCTTCGGCGGCACAGTCGACTCCGCTGCCGTGATCTACTTGCACTGGATCGAGGGATGGGATGGGGCCACGCCGATCTACGACAGGCGGTATCTGGAGGTATGGGACACACTCACTGGTGGGACGTGGACTTCCGATCCCAATGGCTGGACGCTCCGCGCCAATTACTCGCAGCAATGCGATGTGGTGTTTAAGCCACGTATCGGGGGCGCGATCGATCCAGACCCGGCGCACTGGCTCATTGTGCGCGTGACGGTCAGCGGCACGCCGCTCCCGGATAACGTCGTTGACTTTGCCATCGGCACGGCGGAAGACAATGGGACGTACACCGAGCGGCCGACCTGGGACGCGATGAACGAGCGCCTGGTGTGGGAGTGGGGCTGCTTTTTGCCCGGCGACGTGAGTAATCTCGGCGGCGTGGCGGTGTTTTTTAAGCGGCCTACTGGTGGCTGGATGCGGGCGCTCAACTCTACCGACTGGGTAGCGCCGATAGCCGAGGGGGCTTACCAGGATGCCTTTGCGGTATCGGGGCCGGACCTGCCGAAAACTCCCGAGACGTGGACTTTCCGCTGCTGTGTAGCCGACAAACAAGGGACGTGGAAAACCAATCCGGATGGCTCGCCGGACGGCCCGGAAATCGCCATCAGCACCATCGCGCCGAACCAGGGCATCGGCGCGGGCAACATCGCGGATAGCGCGATGGGGCCGGGCCTGGCGAAGTCGGCGGATCAACTGCTGGCCAACGTCGCGGGCGTGCTAGGGTTCGAAGCTGGGGCCATCAAGCTTAATGTGGGTGCCGGAGTTCAGGACTATCTCGGCGCGCTGTACGCGAAGGTGGCGCAGGGCCTCGGCTTCGATGCCTCTGGAAATGTCCAGATCCCGACTTACGGCGTGGGGCAGAATCTGTTGGCGAACAGTCCCATCATCGACGCCGCCAGGCTCGTGCAATATGCCGTGAGCCAGATGCACCTGGAAAATAGCCAGATCATCAACTCAGCACGAATTGTGGATCTGGCTGTGCTCCAAGCGAAGATCGGGTTGCAGGCAGTCGGGGCAGCGCAGATCGCGAATGCTTCGATCACCGACGCGAAAATTGTGAATTTGTCTGTCTCGAAACTAGAGGCTGGAACAGCGGTGTTCAACGGTAATCTTATCATGTCAAACAACGGGAACGTCGTTTTCAGCAACAATGGGTACGTAAAAGTCAATAATTACGTTGATACATACACTTTGTATGTGGGATCACCTCTTATTAATCAATGGGTAATGGGTGGTAGTAGCCTATCAAACATAAGCTCAAGTGCGTGGATCGCTGCCGGAACGTTTCGAAAAATAACCGATTCTGGCCATCTGGACGGTCAGACCGCAGCACTCCCGTATAAAAAAGCTGACGGTACGGACGGCACCCTGTATTTCAATGGCGGGATTATTACGCAATATAACTAACAGGCGAGGAGAACAAACCTATGGCGCAATTTACGTTCGAGATAGAAGACGATGTGCTCGATTCCATCAACGAGTATCTGGCGACTCAGAAGCGGGTCGAACACGATCCGGAAACCAACATGCCCCGTGTCATCCGGATGTTTGCAGACGTGGATGAGTTTCTTACCAAGACCGTGGCTCAAGTGGTGGCGGGCGTGACGCAGCAGTTCCCCACACCAGCGATGCGTAATCATCTCATCGCAAAACGCCAAGCGGAGCTGGCAATCGAGGCGGCGATTAAACCGAGACTGACAAAAGTGGTTCAGTCCCAATAGTTCGGTTCTAGCGGTGGAAGGTAGCGGTGTTAATCGTGCTGAATTCGTCCACCGAAATCCAGATTATTTGGTCCGGCGTGCCCCAACATGTGACCCTCGTGATCTGCACGAATCCATCCGGCAGATTCAACTGCGTCGGCGGGCGAATCCAGCGCGCGGTTGGATCACGCCGTACTGCCCTGACGAGAAAGGATTCCGAATATGGAACCGGCGATGTCGGACCGCCAAGACCTGTTTTCATAACGGTCACCGACACGGCGGAAGTCTGCTGAGTGGCCGATCCGATGAAAATGTCCGTTTTGTCGGTTCCACTAGGCCGAAGCACAATCTGGATTCCGGCGATTTCGAGAACCTTGTTAACCGGGAATTCCGCCGAGGCCGGGATTGTGATTGCGGCCAGGATCGCGGCAAGCAGAAGCAGTCGTTTCATGACAGCATCTTAACTCAGAATTTCGGACTCTATCTACCCGGAATCCGTATGTGACTGAAAATGAACAAGAAAAACTTGAACGCCCTAGCCGAGGACAACTGACGATGCCTGCTAATGCATGGAAAGCTTACAATTCAGCCCGCGAGCAGATCGGAAACACGACGATCAACCTCGCGGGCCACGTCTTCAAGGTGGCGCTGTTTCAATCCACGTCGAACTGCGCCGATCCGACCAAAAGCGTGCTGGCCGATCTGACAAACCAGGTCCCTAACGCAAACGGATATACCACCGGGGGCGTCGCCGTCACGACCACCTGGACCCGCAGCGGGGCGCAGGTGACGTTCGCGACTACCGCCGCTGCCCAATGGACAGCCTCTGGCGGGTCGATCTCGATGCGGTATGCAGTGATCTATGACGACACCGCGGCCAACAAGCCGTTGCTGGCGTGGGCGCTGCTCGATAACACGCCGGCCGATGTGGTTATCACAGCCGGGAATACGTTGTTCATCACCGCGGGGACTGTGTTCACTCTCAGCGGTATGGCATAAAGGCCCGATGGCGACGATTACCAAGACGTTCTCCTTCTTGTCCGGCACGGAAGGGTTTGTGGGCCATGTAGAAAGCGCTTTTGTCGGCTCCTTTTATGACGGCAGCAACGGTTCTCCCGCCCCCGGCTCGCTTGCTATGTATATTGGCGGTACAACTCCTGCATTTAATTCAACGAATTACTGGGAATGGACGGGCACATGGGAACAGTTGGGGGTTCCGGCTGGCGCGATGGTCACAAGTATTCGCCTGGCCGGCGTGCAATACAGGAGAACCGGGTTTGCTTCTGCTAAAGAAGGGCCGTATACGCTACATGCTTCGGACGGCACGCTGGCCGCGACTCTGCGCAGCATCTCGGGGGATATCCTCAGTACTGCCTGGACTGCTGGGCAGACAGGATCAGATCAGCCCGTTCCGGGCGGGCTGCAAACAAGCAACGCGAGCATTCTGCTGCGTGCCTATAACTACCTTTCGACGATAGGAAGCACGGCAGTACAACTAGGGCAGGATGAAATCTCATTTGTAATCACTTACGAACTGCCGGTGCCTGTATCTATTGATGTTCCCGGCGGAACGTTGCAACTCGCCGGGTACTCACCGGCCCTGATGCAAGCTTTTGTCTCCGCAGTCCCGGCCGGGGAATTGTTGCTTGTTGGAGAGGCACCGGTTCTCGTTGAGACTGGGGACTACTATGTATCCGTGGGCGCAGGCGAACTCCTGCTTGCCGGGGTGGTTCCGACACTCGCCACGAGAACCAACATAGCCATTCCGGCAGCAGCGCTGATCCTGGCCGGGGGAATTCCGGTCGCCAGACGGCTCTTTCCTCCACGCACGGGATTGCGGGTGCAGCGCTGGGGGCGGACGCGATAATCAATTTGACGATAACAAGTACCCATTCTGAGTAACCCATCTTTTTTTTTCAACAACCATGCACATCATCGAATCTTCGAATATCGACTTGATTGAACCGTTTCCAATCACGGAAGCGAAACGCGCTTTCACCTGGCTGCATTGTTATAAAAACATCGTTGAAAGTGACCTGTCACCGAAGAGTGCGGAGGAGTTCGAGCAATTCCTGGGTGCCCTCTTGCCCTATGCTCGCTCCTTCGGCGTGATTGATAAATTCAACAAGCTCAACACAAAACATGAGGCCCCGCTTGTTGGCATGATTATCTTCGAGCCTTCAACGATTTGGAATTGTTTTGTGCACATCGCTAGCCCTCGGCGTGCTTGGGGCAGCGGCTTTATCGACGAGGGCATCACGGCGGCTGTTGGTGAAATCTTCTCTACCGAACCAAGCCTTACCCGTGTGAGCGCATATGTGCTGGAGAACAACGCACCAGTGAAGGGCCTTGCCCGACGACTTGGCTTCCGCTTCGAGGGCTGCTTCCACGATATGGTCACACAGAACAACGAGCCTCGAAACATTCTGCTGTTCGGCATGACAAAGAAAGATTGGCAAGCTAGGCAAGCGCCAGAGCAAGACGCTGCTGTGCCGCCTGCCGTTGCTGCTTAAAGGACAACCACTATGGGCTTTATCGCATCCGCCATACCTGCAATTGCATCTGGTATTGGTGGTCTTGTAGGCAAATTGGCCGGCAATAAAACTGTTCAAAACACCGCATTGGGCGTTGGTGGAGCGGCGCTAGGCGCACTTGGCTCAAGTGGCAAGCAAGGCAGCAACACCACAAGCTCGACCATCGCGCAGACCGAGGACCCGGCATTTGCCCAATACCGCCAGGCCCTTATGCCCTTGCTAACCAGCGAGCTGAGCCAAGCCCAACAGCCGGTGTTTGGAGATGCCCAAAAGACCAGCTTCATGACCAACCTGAACAACCTTGCCCAGTCGAGCATGAATGCGCTGCGCTCGAACATGGCGAGATTTGGCGGGTTGTCGAGTGGCAGGTACGGTGCAGGACTGACCAATATCCAACTTGGCAAGCTTGGACAGTCGGCGAATTTCTTTAGCCAGTTGCCGTTTATGGAAGCCCAAGCACGAGCTGAGCGGGTGCAGCCATTGCTGAACACCGCGTTGTCGTGGGTTGGTAGGCCGCCGACCAGCACCACGACTACTGGTGACACAAGCGCCTATGGTCCAAGCTTCGGCTCGCAGTTCGCAACGGATCTTGGGGCGCTTGGGGGCCTGGCCTTTACCGACTGGTGGAAGAAGCGAAATGCCGGCACGACAACGCCTTCAGGCGTGGGCGCGGGTGGGCCGGCGGGTAGCTGGCTGGGAGACTAACAATGCCTGTATCGTCTTTTGTCCAAGCAGTCTTTCAACGCCTCAACGAGCTTGAGGAACAAAAGAAGTTTTCTCAGCAGCTTGAGGAATCGCAAGCGGATCGTGGCCTACGTGCCCAACAGCTTGCCGAGTCGATTGCGGCACGCAAATCCGCAGATACCCGGCAGGCTGAAGCATTTGACTTCCAACGCCAGCAAGCAGAGCGCGCGCAGCAGTGGGAAGCAGTCCAACGCATGTGGGAGGGCAGAGCGGAACAGCTACCGACGTTGGCTGTGCCAAGCGGAGTGCCTGGCTTACCGGCGACAACGCTGCCCCAGCCTCCAGGAGGGATTGATGTATCTGGCATTGGCCGCTTGTTCCCTGTGCCGCTTGCTACGCAGAAACGCCGCGAAGCTGAAGCAGAGCTTGAAGCCGAACAGGCAGGCCGAGCGCAGCAGCAGAAGCTCTTCGAGGATTTTGTTGCCAGCCAGCAAAAACTGGGCGAGCCGCTTTCCCAGGATTTCATCGCCCGCGCCCGTGCTGCGATCATGCTTGGCCAACAATTTCCGCAGCAAGACATCACCAACCATATTGTGCGCCTGTGGGAAATTGAAAACGACGAAACTCAATCTCCACAGCGCCGCCAGGAAGCCCAAAGATTACGAAACGTTTTGTATAACCTTCGTCTAGCAGGACAAGGAGGAAAAGCGTCCGACGTTACTGCCGCCAAATATCGGGACGATGTTGCTGTTGCGACGCTTGCCGGCCAGGCGATCAATTCGGTTAACGACCTGATTGCCAGTCCGGCGTTTGCAACTAACAAGGCTCTCCAGCAGCAAGCCCGCCAGCGCATACGGGCGGTGCTCAACGATCCAAATGTGCCTGCCCGCTACCGGGCAGATGCGATGAAGCAAGCGTTAACTTCGCTTGGGCTGCCGTCTGCATTCGAAGAAACCTTCATGGATATGATTAATCGAATGTCTGGCCAGAATAAGCAGTAACACTTCCCCACCATGGCCGCTCAACCAGAAACTTTTGGAGATAAGCTTCGGCAAGCGTTGTACGGCGTAGACAACGCCGCGCCAGGATTACGTTCAATTGCCGAGGCGCTAAACCCGGCCCGCCCTCTCAACCAGCTTCGCGTTGCTAAAGGTATGAGCCTTGATGCGCTGTGGGAGGTGGGCAAATCGTTGTGGGGGCAGGGCTCAACGATCGCGAAAGAGATCCTGCGCGATCCGACGCTTGTTTCGAATCCTGGCCTTGCTGCGCAGCTAAACCCTCAAGGCCAGTGGAATATCATCAATGCGGCGGGCATGGGTCTGCCTCAGCATGTTGCTGATCGCTATCACCGCTATATTGACGAGATTGCTAAAAGTAAAGCAGATCCCCTGACACCACAAGACTATGCGTGGGCGATGACCAAGGCAACCGGCGCGACTGCCGGAATGGATGTGCTACCAGGGCAGGAGATAGCGAACTTGCTATCGGGGCAAACAGCCGAAGGTGCTCCGCTTACGCCCGAAGAAATCGGCAAAAATATTACATTGGGTGTGCTTAAGGCAGGCACACTGAAAACGTTGCAAGGCAAAGGGCGAGCCTTGCGGCGTGTGACCGAAGACCCTGGTGTTGCACAAGTTCGCACAACAGGAGAGCTAAAAGCCGCGTCGGAGGCAATCGCAAAGGAGCAAGAAGCTGCTCGGGCGCGCGACGTTACGCCCGAGCAGGCCGCCGCTGTGCAGCAAACCCTAGCTCCAGCGCGGCCCCCGACTGTTGACCCTGCCCTGATCGAGCACGTGCAATACGTCGAAAAAGGAGCCTTCGACAATCCTTATACCGCAGCGCTTACTGCTGAAACTGCTAGCAGTAGCATCTTCCGGCAGCTTGTTACCGATCCTGAGTTTATAAAACTCCCACAAGCCGAGCGTCTCGCAGAAGCTGTTCGCCAAGGAGCCCTCGCTCCGGAAACTGTTGTCGGGTTCTCCCGCCGATATAACGTGCCGCTTGAGCAATCAGTCAGCCTGGCTGCCGAGGTGCTAAAGCGTACTGCCTCCAAGGCCGGTGAAAAGCTCGTTCGCTTTCAAGAAGGGCTTGATGTCGTAAACGAATCGTTGTACGCGGCAGCCAAAGCAGGTGATCCTGCTGCGCTTGCCCAGCTTCGCAGCATGCGCCAAGCTGCTGCGGCAGCAAAACGTTCACAGTTCCCGGCTGCTATCAACGCTGCGAAAGGCTTCGAACGAGCAAGCTTGACGACCATGCTTGCGCACCCGAAGACTGCGATTCGTAACTTCCAGGCTGTATCTGGGTTTGGTGTCGCGACAAAGATTGTCGGTGACATTGTTGCCGGAGCGACAGAGCTGTTTGTGGATCGGTTCGCCACACGAGAAGGGCGCCCCCTTCGCAGTCATTTTGCAGACTTGCTGGCGGACGGATTTGCTGCGTGGGATGCCATGCCTACGAAGGCCCGAAAGGTCTACCGGGAATTTTTGGATACCGTGCCCGCGGTCGAACGTGAGCTTAGCTCTGCGAGCGCGTTTGACTTGTCGGCCAACGTGCTACGAGACACAACACAGTGGCTTACGTCAAAAGGCAAGGAAGGCTTGCCACCGCGTAATCTTGCTGAATATGGTCTGCTTTTCGGCGATGTTCTCAAATGGCCTAATCACGCGCAGGAAGTTTTCTTACGCAAGATCATGTTTGATGCACGGCTACGCGGGAGCCTTGAACGGCTAGGCATCCCCGATTACGAGGCCGCAATCCGCGAGTCTGCCAAGCCGATCCCTGCCGAGAATTTTCGGCTTGCGGTCGCTGATGCAAAAGCCTATGCACTCAAGCAGACCTTCTCCGCCCAGCCCACAGGCATGATTGCCAAAGCGGTCATTAATACCTACGACAAGATTCCACTGTTAACCTTTGTATTGCCGCCTTTCCCGCGATTCATGGCCAACCAAATATCATTCATCATGGATCACGCTCCTACCAGTTGGCTTGAGTTGTTTACTCCGAAGTTCCGGGAGGTTTTGACTAATGGGGCAAAAGACGGGTTCGCTAGCCGGCAAGCCGCCCGTGTGCTCGGCGAAGGTTTTGCCGGCATGATGATGCTGTCGGGTGCCTACCAATTTCGCACCTCAGACATTGCCGGACCAAAATATTATCAAGTCAACACAGGTACAGACCAAGCAACAAGGGAGAAACGGCTCCTCGACCTGCGGCCATATCAACCGTTCACTGGCTTTTATTCCTTCTTCGCCGACATTATCAAATGCCTGCAAAACGGCACCTCGCCTACGCCGGCCAATATGAATCTTACTACCGACGAATGGCTTGAAGGCATGACGTCGCTCCGTAAATTCGGCGACGTACCTATGTTCACACTTGCCGAGGCGATCCAAACCGCCGACTCAAGCAATCCCGATGCCATCTGGCGGGCAGTTAACACGCCTATTGGAAAAGCGTTCAGCAGATTCTTCATGCCAGCCAAGGCGATGCAAGACGTGTTAGCTATGGGCGGCTACGAAGAATCCGCAACTGTACGGAGCATTCGTGGTCAAGAAGCCCTTGGACCTTCAATGGCAATGGTGCCGGGATTTAGCTACGGCATGCCCGCTCGCATTGACCCTGCAACTGGTCAGCCAATGAAGCAACGCGACATTCCGATTGCCTTTGCGGGTTTTGCTGTTGACTACCAATCAAAGCTTGACTCGATTGTGTCGAATACTCCTGGCTTAGGATGGGGTGAAGTCATTGGCAGCAATGGCTCGGAGCAAGCTGATGCTTATGTTGCAACTTATGTAGGCAAAATATTCAACACCCGTCTTGGCGGTTCTACAATCGGCGATACCCTTGCAGACATCTACAACACGATGGACGGTACAACAGAGTTCAAAGTCTGGCAGTTCAAGCAATTTCTAACAAAGCTTCGAAGCGAGGCAATAGTGGCAGGTACAAAAGAAATTCCTCACGCATTCGCGCATGTGAGCGCTGCATCGCAAAGTATGCCGGCAGGTGCCAAGACCGTTATCGAGCAAGAACTCATTGAGCAACTTCGCCAGCGAGCAACATCAAGCCAGTAAGTCATTAGTATTCTGTATGCCCTCTACAACGATCCCTACCACTCCACCTAAGCTCCTCTGGTGGCTCGTCACCCTTCTTGCCGGCATCGTGCTCTCAATGGCCGGCGCATGGGCAATGTCTACCCACCAGGATGTACGAGCGCTCCAGACTGAGGTTTCAACTCTCAAAGAGCAATTGCCGCTCGTCAACCACAAGCTTGATCTGATTATGGAGTCATTAGGAGTAACGTATACAAGAGGGCAAGCTGAGCAGCCCGGCAAGCCAATGCCCAAACGCGGGGAGTCTCGATAAATGCCAAACTTTGAAGATGTCTTTGCGGATCAATATCTTAAGGCAGGACCAGGGCCGCGCACAGGTGTTGGTCTTGCCCTTCTTGACCGTCTTGGCATCCCCGCTCCGTGGGTAGATCGTCCTATACCTGCTAATGAGTGGGTAAACGCACTTGGGCCAAACTACAGGATTCCTAGCCAAACTATTACTGCCACTCCACCCCTAACGGCATTATTCTACCGCATGGCCGATACACTTGGAATGCGGGACACGCGAATTCCGGAAGCTGTTGGCAGGTCTTTCGCAAGCGCCTGGGCATCGCCGGAAGGGATGCTAGGCGCGTCAGCGCCGCTTGGTGCTGCGTCAACAGCAAGGCTTAGTGAAGAGGCGATTGCCGGGTTCATCGAGAAATTTGCGCCGGAGGCCCAAAAGATCGCAAAGGCGTTGAATGCCTCACGCTTTGGCGGGCGTTATCGGGACTTTGTTGATGACGCAGCAAATGAGGCGTTGATGGAGGTATACACACAACTCAAAGGTGGAGCACCAAGTGAGGCTGCGCCGTTGATTGCCCAGTCAGCGGTGTCACGGGTGCTTCGCGATCAGGATCGTGTAGCGGCCAGGCTTGCTCCGTTGGGCAATACGGCAGAAGGTCTTGAGGTATTGCCACAGGTTGACATCCTCAGCGCAATCCAGCAGCCAATGGCTGCCGAGCCGGAAGCCCCGCGTTCATTGTTCGATGAGGCGCTTGCGGATAATCCGCTGCTACGAGGCTTTGCGGTCAGGCATGAACGCAAATGGAGTGCACCAAACGCGCCGTTGCCAGAAGCCCAACTTTCCGCGACTGTAGATCAGCTTGAGAATATGGACCCGCTGCGTAGGGCAGTAGTGGAAGGCCGAATGGAAGGCAAGACTCTCGGGCAGATTGCGCAGGAAACAGGTGCGTCAGCTAGCACTGTGAAGCGGGTTGTGGCGGAGGCCAAGGCAGGCCAGACTACTCTTGAACGTGATGTAGCCAAGGAACTCAAGCGGCTGCGGAAGGACTTTATCGGGAAGTATTACGAAAGAGGCAAAGTCACATCGTATGGAGAGGCGTTTGACAAGGCGTTGACGGGGCTGCCTACACCCGATGCTGGATTGCTACGCAGCTATTTTGTGTACAATCGCCCGCCATCAAGCACAGCACAAGCAGGCAGGGCCGGTGCAACAACCGACACGTTGTATGATCTTGCCCAACAGGTATTTCGTCAGATGCGGGCAACAGGGGCAGCCCGGTAATGCCGCAGGCCGGCTTACTCATACCAGGAAATATCGACCTGACGAGGCGCCCAATCGTCTACAACCCTGACGGCTCTATAAGCACTGTTCGTTCTATGAGCTTTGGGGAAGACGGCAGGGAGATTCTTATCCCTACTATATCTGACGATGGTAAGCTATTGAGTAATGAGGAAGCGATCCGCGCATATCGAAAATCAGGGAAACACTTGGGTATCTTTTCTAGCTCGGAGGCTGCTACAGCTTATGCACAAGCGTTGCACAAGGAGCAAGAGGCTAGATATGCTAGTCCACTAGACAGGCTGTCAAAACAGCACCAGCAAGCCTTGATGGGCCAGCTAACTAATTGGGGGCGTGGGGCTGAGCAAACCACCCCGCCAACCACCAGCCTACCGATCATGCAACACGACACGACCGAGTTGCTGCCACAGCCGGTACGACGTGTTGTCGAGCGGTTGCCGGACACCATGGTTAGTGGTGCATTAGGGTTGTTGCTCGGCGGACCGCCTGGCCTTGCTATAGGTGCAGGCTTACCCCAAGTTGTTGGGATCAATCAAGAAGTTGATAACTCTCTCGAAGGGCTAAACTTCATACCGCAGCTTGGCGCGTTGCCGATAATGGGATTTGGCCGATGGAGAACAAGCCGGCTAGGCAGGATACTTGGCCTTGGGGAGAAAGTTGTCGAGCAGCCTGCTTGGCACCCAAAGAATACCCCACACGTTGATGAACTGATTAATGCAAGAAACAGTGTTTATCATGCAACCGATCTTGAGGGGTTTAAGGGTATTCTTGAAGCGGGAGAAATTAGCCAGAAGCCTAAAGGAAGTTGGGCTTTAACCACCCCTACTACAGGCGTCTCCGCCTCCCGTGTGCCAAGGCTCAAATCAAAAGAATCCAGAGCTATCTCTTTCGTTATCGACCGTAGCAAGATGCCGAAGAACCGGCCGTTTGTGGAGGAGGGGTACCAAAAAACCATTGAACAGTACCCTCCTAACACAGAACCCACACAAAATCCCCTCTTCGAATTCGAAGACCGCACCTACAATTCGCCAATTCCATTGAGCACAGTGAAGGGGATCGTGGTAGATAAATCCGCGTTGCATGGTGGCACACGGTCAGCACTAAACCAGCTTCGTTTTATGACACCTGAAGAGTTCAATGCTGCTTGGACTAAAGCGTCCGAACTCGATCCTGTATTTAAAACGATTGCCGAATACAATCCAGGTAATCGAATTGACAGGCTAGCGACATACCTTGAAGGCGATCCAAACCTCGCTGTAGCCCTTGGCATCACCACCTCAGCAACCCGCCTTGCTGAAATTAGCAAGCTTGCTGCTGAGCACAATATCCCTATCCGCTTTGCCTCCTCTGGACGTGAATTACACGGCTATCGAGCCACCCTCGCAAAGCTCCCTTCCGGCTCTCCCCTCTTTACCGCCCCACCTGCCCTCGCCCTCACCGACCTTGCTCGCCGTTATATCAGCGAAGAGCGCAAAAAGCGAAGCAAGGCGAAAGCAGCGGCGCAATAA